TCATGTCGCCTCCAGTTGCGGGAATTGCTTCACCCTTTCAGCCAACGCAAACGGCGGCAGTGAGTGCCGACCCAACCGGGCCGCTTCCGTCTCAGGCTCGTAGAATTCCAGGCCCGGTCTAACTTGACTCGCCACACCAATGTGCTGGCAAACATATGGTACGAGCAACTGAATCTCAAAACCGGCATCGCGTGCTTGAGCGCACAACTCGACATCGCCACCGCGAAGCGGATGGTCCATCCGTGCGAACCAGGCTTGACTCGCTTCATAGAACGTTCGCCGCACCAACGTACACACCGTCGGCACGAATCGTTGCAGCACGGTCTTAGTCCAACTCAAGTCACCACCGACTTTATAGCCAGAGATAAGCCCTTGCTTCCCACCACGCGCCATCGCATTGCCAACTTGACTGGTCAGCCGTTCATACCAGTCGACGTTGTACAGGGCATCATCCTCCAGCAAGATCACCGCGTCACTCGCCGGATACCGAGTAAACAAATCCCTCACCGCATAACACTCGGCATTACCAACGCCAACTGAGTTCTCGGCAATACGAAAAACCGGCACCAATCCGGCGATGCCCTGCAAGACAGGATTGTCCTGTAGAATTCCCAACCCTGCTTCACGCCAACGCGGCCATGTGGGCCACTGATACTCGACCTGGAATTCCTCGGCCGTATCTAAGTGGCGTCGCGCCTCCGGCAAATTGCTCGCATCGTCATACACGATCACCGGCACATCCGTCGGCAAGCTAGTCGCCGATAATGAGCGTAGCGTCGCATCCAAATAAACATGACGATTGTGGGTGACGATGCCGATCGGAATCATGAGGTCCTCGTTAAACAGGCGGATGACCGGAACTCGATCCTTCGTCGCAGCAGTAATCGCCGACGACCTGGGATTCGCTGCTGCAGAAGCCAACGATTAGGCCGTTGGAGATCACGTCATACTCGACATCGGCTTTGATCTGATCCCCCTCGATGTAGACTCGTGTGATTCGAGCCTTACGCGTGGATACGGGCTCGCTTTGGCAGTCGGTGCAAGCAGCAAACGGACCTTGGTAGTCCAGCGTCTCGTCCGAGACATCCCCGGTTTCTGTTTCAGCGACTTGGTAGCACTGCCCTTCGACTTTGACATACTGGCCAACGGCCGCATGAAGGTCCTCGGTCGTGATGATCTCAGGCAGCGATCCGCCCCCTCCTTCATCGCACCCGTCATGCGCGCACGCGGGTGTCAATCGATACTTGATCTGCTCTAAGCATGTCGTGCAGTTGGGGTATTCGGCGACGACCTCGAACGGTTCGGCCGATGCCGACCACGCGGTCGCGCCGACGAGCGTGTAGCAGCGGTCGTCATCGCCACGCTTCAGCACGGTGTCAGGTTCATAAGCCGCTAAATCGGCGTAAGTGAGCAGTGTCGCCGACGTTTCACAATCGGTGAGCTCGTAGCATTGTGCCGATTCACAATCATCGTAGGCTTCCTGGACGACAACCGAGATCGCGTCCTCGCACTCGGTGCCGTGCGCGACGGTGTAGATTTTGCCATCGTTGAGCCGCAGTACTTGGCCGACATAGTCGTGTAAATCCAACGGATCGCCAGTTGTGTTCTCCGCAGCATGCACATGCAACACCTCGGGCGGATCGGTGTCACATTCGGTCAGTGTAAAGCAACCGCATTGCTCGCATTCGGTGTAGTTGTTCGCAATCTCCCGCGACTCAGCTTCGTAGCAATCAGTGTCGTAGGCCGTGACATAATAGCAGCGACCATCAATCTCAAAGACCGTGCCCTCAGTAACTAATTCCTCGGACGTTTTCCCGGTCATTTCAGCAAGGTCGTTTGTGACCTTGAGCGTCTCGTATTCGTCGTAACAAGCCGTTAACGTGTAGCAGTGGCCGCAGGGTGTGCAATCAGAGTAATCCGCGATGACCGTGACGGGTTCAGCGTTGTAGCAGTTGTCGGCCTGCGTGACAGTGTAGCAATAACCATCGTCAAGTTTGACAACCCGATCTTCATACGCGGCCAAATCGGTGTTGGTTAACTTGGTGACCTCCGTGTCATCGCAACGGGCCAATTCCCAGCAGCTTTGGCATTTCGAGCAATCGCTGTAGCGTGCAGCGATGGTCACGCACTTGGGTTCATAGCACCGCAGCTCGTCGCAAGTGGCCAACCGCACGCGGTAACAGCTGTCGCCGACTTTCACGACGCGGTCGATGTTGTTGGCCAACTCGTTGACAACGATCAGCGTCGGCTTTTGATTCTTGCAATCGACCAGGGCGTAAGGATGCGGGATATGATTGCCGAGCCGCACCACGGCCCAATTAGAACTACTGTCTCGCCAGAGAATCTGCGCACTCCCTTGCGGGCAAGGTTGCAGCGAATCGGCTGCGCCGTCACGAACCTCGGCGAATTTGTCTGTTGGTTCACCGCCAGAAGCTAGACGAACGGGGCATACGCCCGAGATAAAGGCTCGACCTGACTGGCCTGCGGGGATCGGCTCCAAGAGAATGACGAACTGTCCCAAATGCTCGGGCAACTCGGGCGTGACACCCGTCAGCGCGACTTCGTTTTTAAATTGCTGCAGGTTGGCGTAGGGGCTGATGATCGGCTCGTCGATGCCCAGGATCTCGAACCGCCCACGGTCTTGGCCCGACGCATTCTTCACCCGCACGATAGTGGTCGAGCGGACGAGCGTGTTGCCGGCAGTAGAGGTGTCGTTTTCCTGTTTGGCCGAGCCGACTGTATCAACGAGCGCATTATAAAACTCGGCCGGGAACTTGAACGGCTGCCCCACGAGCACTTTTTTGAACGCATCGCCTGGCATCAAGTTCCAATTCCTAAACTAGCGAAGTTCGACTCGGGATAGACTTGCTCGACGTACACCGCCACTGGTTCCTTGGTCAGCCAAACGCCATCGTCAGCGTCCGCATACTTAACCCACAGGTATTCCCAACCGCGTTTGAGCGCCACGGCAATCCCACCGATGTTGAGTCCCGCAACGTTTGGACTGGCGGCGAATCGGAACGTGATCTCCCAATCTTCGGCCCCGCGCTGTGCGCCACTCGCACCCAGGAACAAAACCTCGCCGCGGGCGAACCCTTTGAACGAGCCGTTGTTTGTTGTGCCGGTCGCATAAAACAGAGCCGCCTTGTAGCCCGCTGTCACATTCTCGATGGGTACATAATGCCGCTCGGTGAAGTGATAGGCAGGGAGCGTGATATCGACGCCCGCGACATCGTCACCGTTGACGCCGATCGCCCCTTTAAAGTCGGGGCCTGGCATCCCCATCGACAAATCGTAGCGCCGCGTCCCAAGGGACTGTGTGATGTGCTGCGTCCCGCCACCGGTGTCAAACGTGTATTCCGAATCGCCCGGTTTCTTGGGTTCGACGAGGCCGTACTTGCCGATCAGTTCCCAAACGCCGGCCCCCAGATGGTCCAGCGTGTAATTCTGAAACCGTTTCCCCGCGTGATCGGTCGGGAACAGAGACGACCCAAGAGCGCGGACGGTGTCAGTGTCCTCGGTCCCCGCCACCTTAAAGATCAGTTCGGTCTGCGCAGATTGGTCCCCTTCCGTGGACCGGCCCGACTCGAACATTTCATAGATGGTGATGGGCATTGCTTAAACAAACGCCAACTTGTTATCGAGCGTGACTTGAACGAGCCGCTTGGTGTTCTTAGCCGTTTCCTCGGACGCTTTGGCCGTTCGATCTTGCCAGCCCTTGCTGTCGAAGTACCGCAGCGCGGCCGGATTGAATGTCCCTTGGATCTCTTGTTTCTTCTTGACCTCTGAGACCCCAGCGTCGATGCCTTCGAGATCGATTTGCTCGAGCTTGGGCAAGCCTAACCCAGCCTCGGCCGCCGCACGTTTCTTGGCCGCTTCATCGAGGGCCGTGCGCCATTCGTCTTTGGCCGACTGTAGCTGATCGTCGGTCGCTTTGAGTTCGGCGTCGTATGCCGCTTGACGTTTGGCTTGGGCGCGTTGGCGATCTTGCTCCAGCGCGTCGAGCGTCCCCGTGCGATCGGCATCGATCTGTTGCTGTTGCGCTGCGCGCTCCGCTTCGATCTGCTGGAGCCGCGCTTCTTTCGCGGCCTGGTCTTTCTTCTGCTGTGCCTCGTAATCACGTTGCAACGTGGCTTTGGTGCCCGCCGCATCGACCGTGTCGTCAAAGAGCGACCAGAGATCGACAAACGCTTGACTGATCTCGTTTTGCGCCGCAGTCCAGAGCCCCACCGCCCCGCTCGTAAAATGCTCCCAACCGGTAGCCATTCCGGCGGTGATGTCGTTCCAAATTGACTGAATGCCTGAAAGAGCTTTGATAAAAATGCTAGCCAAGCCATACGTCGCCTCGGTCCAGGTGGTGACAAAGAACGACTTGAAGTCGAGCCACTTTTCAGAAATCCACGCGATGCCGCGTTGCCATTCAAGCTTGATCGTGAGCCAAGCGATCTTGGCGGCGAGTCCCAGGTCACCGGCGGCGAGCGCGTCGCCGATCCCTTGCCACGCTTGGATCGCGTCGGCGGCCAGGGTTTTGAAGGCGTTCCCCAGGAACGTCAGCAATTGCTGGCCCAGGCCCGTGACCTTGAGTAGCGCGAGCCCGATCCCGACGATGGCCGCGACAACGAGGCCTGCGGGACTTGCAAGAGCTGCAATGGCCGGGGCCAAGAGATTGAAGACCACGACGGTCCCGGCCGCGACCGCTTTGAAGACGATCAACGCGACCGTAGCCGCGCGCAACAGCGTCCCGAGCGTCAAAAAACCGGCTGCCGTGACCAGAGTTGCCGCCGAGACGTAGAGTAATACTGTCACGAGCGTCTTATTCTCGCGAATCCAGGCGGCAGCCGACTTCGCGGCCCCCGTCAAAAACCGGGTCGCTGACATCAGCGCCGGCGACAACGCTGAACCGATTTCAAATACGGCGCGTTTGGTGACTTTGCCCAGGATATCGAGGGCGTCGCCGAATTCTTCGGCCGCTTGGGCATCGGCCGTCGACATGGTCAGGCCCAACTTGCGGGCCTGCTCGCGCAAAGCTCGGATGCCTGCCGCGCCGGTGTTGAGTAACGGCAGTAACTGCGCGCCCGATTTGCCAAACAGTTCCAAGGCGATGGCCGTCCGCTTGGCCGGGTTTTCGATCCGCTTGATGCGTTCGGCGAACAATTCAAACTGCTGATCGGGTTGCAAGTTCACGAGCTGTGCGACCGTCAGGCCCAACTCGCTCAATGTCTCATTGGCCGACTTCGAGCCCCCTGCTGCTTCAGCCAACAGTTTTTGCATCTTCCGCAGCGAACCTTCGAGCGTCGCAAAATCGGTCCCCGATTGCTCGGCCGCGAAGCCGAGTTCCGAGAGTGCTTCGACGCTCGCGCCGGTGCGCGCCGATGCATCAGCCAGCAAGCTGCCGGCATCCGCAAATTGCTTGGCCGCGACCAGGAGCGGCGTGCCGATCGCCAGCCCCGCCGCCCCCAGTCGCGTGCCAAAGCTCGTGAGCGAATCGGCCCATTTCGTGAGGCGTGCCTTGGCTTTATCCAAGCCGCGCACAAACGCCGAATCTTCGGTGAAGAGTTCGACGTAAGCACGTCCGGCGCGGATGGCGTTGGCTTTGCTCATGAACAAAAAACTTGCTTGAGAACCGAGATATCGGCCATTTCAAGAGCTGGCTCTTTGGCCGACGCGTGCGGATCAAAATCCCGCGGGCCGAATTTGCGCGATTTGTGGGGATCGCGATGGAGATTGGCCAGCAGCGCCATCTGACTGGCGGCGATCCCCCAGAGTTGCCGCGAGCGTCCTTCGGCCATCAGGTCGAGTTGATGGAGCGTGAAGGCTTGCGGCGCGAGGCCCACTTGGCCGGCGAGTTGGTAGAGGACCCGAGTGATTGCCGCACGACCGAAGTCGGATCGAGGTTTTTGAGTTTGGTCTCTGCCTCGTCGAGGGCCAGATCCCGAACTTGGCGGAACTTCGCCAGGAGCGTCCGCAGCCCGGCTCGCCCCCGGGCGTCGGGGAAAAAATCGACAAGCTCCTCGATGAACGCGTCAGTCGCTTGGGCCAAGGCGTCGCCGGCAAGACCAGCGAGGAACTGCTCGGGCGTGATCTGCTTGGCCGCCAGTTGGTCTTCGACGAGAACCAGCAGAATGCGAGCCAGGCGCGATGGTCGCCGAAGCAAATCAGAGAGGCCTTGCAGTTGCTCATCGAGCAACTCGGTCAAGTAAATCCCGGTCGCGACGTCAACTCGCTCGAGGGCCAGCGTGTTGATCACGAGCGACCAGGTTTGATTGTTGAGATCCGTGAATTGATGCATAAAGAGCCAATTACAAAGGGGAGAATGAACAAACGATGCGCTGAGAATCATTAGGCCGAGACAGTCATCCAGCTCGGAGGATTGGTCGCATAGGTCGGTTTGATCGTGACCGAAACGCTGATCGCTTCTTCGAGCGGCTCCGAGCGCGAGAAGCTAATCACACTCATCGTGGCCCGCAGGCCTTGGGTGCCGGCGGTCGTCACATCGCCATCCAGCACGGCAACCTCGATGGATGTGTTATTCATGAACGCGTCCTTGAGCGCCGTAAAGTCATCGTCGCCGGTATCCCAGACCATCTCGAATTCGATAGACGCTTCCTTGAGCGTGCCGATCATCGCCCGCCAGCCGTTGTTGCCGCGGGTCGTTACGTCGGCTTCCCCTTTTTCGAGATTGAGCGTCAGATCCTTGACATTCTTGATCTCGTTCCAGGTCGGCGTGGCAAAGACGCCCGTGTTGCGATAGAGCTTGGCATCGAGGCCCAGTTTCACACCGATGTTTGTTACTCCGTGAGGCTGTCTTGCCAGCGGGGTGGCAAGGCTTTGAGTTCTTGGTCAAACGCGGGCCGCATGAACGGCCGCGCGGCAATTTCGATCTGGCGAGATTTCTTCTTGGTCACGAGCTGCGTGACGCCACCGTATTCCAGCGCTTCGAGCGCACCGGCGGTAGGTTTATTGAGCCGCGCGGGGCCGATGATCACCGACTTCCGCTGCGGGTCGTAAATGAAATAAATGTGTTTCTTGAGCAGCCCCGTGTGGCTCAGCGGTGGTCGACCTGGGAGCGACGAGTTGCGTGCTGCTCGCCGGCGTTTGGTTCCTCCCTTTGGTCGGCGCTGGCTCGGCGCTCGGCGGATCGATTGCCTGGCCGTCTGCCGCACAAACGCCCCGAACCTGGAAAGCACCTTCCGCTCCGCGCGACTCATCCCTTTCAGGACTTTGTCGCGGTCGAAGAATAGGTGTTTGACGGCGTTGATCTGGAACTCGAGCATTCAATCCCAACGTCGATACGTGCAAACGAGCAGACTCGTGAAGACGCCGAACTGCTTCAAGTGTTCTTCGGAATAAATGGGTTCGTTTCGGCATTCCAGGATGCGACCGGCGTTGAGCTTCGTGTTGTTGATGAACGTCTCGACCTGCTCGACCAGATCCATCAGCGGATCGAGGGCCGCATTGGTGATTGCCGTTTTTTGCTGGACCGCCACATCGAGCACCAGTTCCCATTCGCTTTTTTCGCGAGTGAGTTGCTTTTGAGCTTTGGCCGTGGGGACAACGACGATTCGTTTATCCGTCAGCCGTTCAAGTTGCTGGGCGACCCAATACACACGCTGTGCCGGAGCCACACCCCCGAACTCCAAGTTCAGCGCGGCAACCAATTCGTCGGCCAAGGCAACGATGCGGCTCATCACACAAAGCTGTAGGTGGTGGTTGCGGTTTCGCTCGAAAGCGTCGCCGCGCTGGAGTAATAGGTAGCCGTGGCGCTAAACACGAACGTTTTGTCGTAAAGCTCTGGGTAATCGCTAATGGGGAAGTACGAGCCCTCGCTGCCGTAGAACGTCCCGCTGGCCAAGCCTTGAAACTCGGAATACTCGTTGTAGTAACCCAGCTGCCAATCGATTTGCGAGAAGTAGCTTACGTGACTGACGCTGTACTCCAAGCTTGTCATCCCGTCCCGCTCGCCAATGCCCAGCGATACCGATGGAGCGAGCGGCAGCCCGTACAACGTCATCGTCGTGGGCAAACCATAATCGGCTCCGAGACGGGCAACCACCGTGAGCGAGGCCGTTTGCCCCGGATAACACGTGAGAGTCAGCGACGTGTCGGTAGTGAAGTTGAATCCTCCGCCATCAATGTCGTAGGAATACCCTTCGGCCAGCGGAATGGTCGACCAACTGGCATACGCAAACTCCGCATCGGCGCTCGTTTGTTCCACGCCAAGCGCAGGCACCGTTCCGCCCGTGACGCCTATCCACGGGCTGATCAGATCATCGCGTTCGGCGCGGGCTTGAAAGTAGTATTCGATTCCCGGAGGCAGAAACAACGATTGATAACCGGTACTGACGGTCGTGATTTCTTGCACGTCGACTTCAAATACCGACGAGGTCGAGTACTGAATCCGATAGAGCGTGGGAATGGTCCCTGGATTCGCATCGACGTAAAATTCAACTTGCCCTGGTTGATTAGTTTCAATCCAGAACACCGGGACTTCGGGTGGTAGCAAGACCGACTGGTGCGGCCGCATCAGTTGTTGGCGACGGCTCATGGCAATCAGGTCTTGAGGACCAGCTCCAATGGGCCTGCCATCGAGGCAACGAACCTGAGTGCTCCCGCGCCATACACGGGCTCGGGCAATTCGTTGAATTGATCCTCGTACACATCCATCACCAACGGACTGCCGTTCACCATGATCGGTGAGTATGCTGCGCCCGGGGCGATGGCTGCATAGATGGTCAACTGGTAGCCATTCAAGGGACTTCCCGCGGGCACCCGAAACCCGCCTCCTGCGTATTGGCGGAAGTCTATCTCGGTCGCTTGAAACAAGTCCGGATTGACCTGGATCGTACGGGTTTCGGAACCGCGATAGAGCGTGATGTTTTGCAGTGTGCCAGGCATCGCGAACAACTCCGTGCGAATAAACTTCGTATGAATTCGAACCATCCGGCGGAACGGATCGGCGTAGCGCCAGGACGGTTCATTGCCAGGAGCCAACGCTTGGTACACCAGCGTGACTCCTTCGCTCGTCCACCAAATCTCATCGTGATCCGCGGGTTCCACGCGTTCGTTGGCGAGAAGCAAATCACTCGTGCGAATCAAAAAATCGATTTCGCTATAGGCGACCGGGACGCCCGTGATTTCTTGGTCGAGAGCGAACACCGTGCGGCCTAAGGTTGCCCGCACTTCCACGAACTGATCTCCTCGCACATAGACGACCGGTTGCGAGGCATGGTCTTGCAACTGTTGGGTGAGCCAGACCATGCCTCGCTCGAGCAAATCAGTCATCGTCAGTTCTTCGGTTGAGATTGCTGATTCAAGATTTTTAAGAGCGCTTCAAACTGAGCGTCATTGAGGATTAGTTGCTTGCCTGCCGATTTGCGTTGGGCTCGCCAGGCATTGAGTCCCGCCACGGCCAAAAACGGCACAAACCCGGCCCCCAACATGCTCAACACCAACGTGCTCACCGAGAATCCCGAACTTGTCGAATCAGCGGGCGGGATCTGCAGCGGCGGCTGATCGAAGGCCGGCAGCGGAATTCGCACGCCATCCCAAGGCGCTTGACCGTGCTGCGTCTCTCGCACGGGTGTTTGTTGCAGCTTAATCACGTACTGCTTAATGGCACCGGTGATGTCATTCGCCAGTTCGGTCGGCTTGCCTTTGTAGGGGCTTTGGAACACGACGGTCGTCGGATCGCCGTACTTGCCGCTGCGCGGCGGCTGCACCAGGATCGTCGGGAATGAGCGGATGTCGAGGTTTTCGAAACGCCAGGCCTGCGACGCATCTTGGTAGTCGTAGTAATTGAAATTGGCCCAACTCCGCTCGGGATCTTCAGGGTTGGCCAGCGCACTCAGATTGGCGTTCTTCTGCCAATCTTCCTTGAGCTTGGTGCATGGACCGCAGCCCTTGATGGTCACCACGGTGATAAACCACTTGTCGGCCTTCGTTTGCGGGGGAGCCAAAGCCTCCATTGCCACGTCCGCCGCACTTTGCTGGATGCCATTGACGTGCTGGACCATGTTGCCGCAGCGGAGGACGGCGGCGGTGTCGATTTCGGCGGCGGGGACCGACGCCGAAAAAGCTATCGAGAATACGACTAGAAGTGAGGGGAGCAATTTCATGAATCGCGATCCTTGGAGTGAAGAAGGTGCAGAACGAGACACGCGAACGTTAGGAGCAGATTGGTGCCGACCAGGGCCAAGAGGATGGTGCGCCACCAAAGGAGTTTTTCGAGGGCGTCGATGATGAACATGGCTTACCACCAACGCCGATATTGAGGACGTGCCGGATGCGGTGGAGCGCTAAGAATCACGACCCACGGACCGCTCGCTTCATGCAAGCGGCGGAATTGACTGTCGCTGTAGCTATCGATCTTTTGCGGCGAGTTGTTGTTGCAGACATACCAGCGGTCGTCACTGGTCACCGCCGTTCCATTCCCGTCCCAGCCAACCAGCGTTTGGAAGTGGGCCGTGCCGCAACCGATCGCCGCGCCGCGCTGATTCTGGACAGCCCACCGCATCCAGTCGTAGGTCGTGGAACCCGTGATGTTCCAGGCCTGGATGCCACGTTTGCGGCAGTAGTCAGCGACGCGTCCCGGCCAACTGCCGCCCCGTTCCCGCGAGCCACACTCGGTGTTCCACAAGAGTGTGGCTGCCTTGCGGTCGTTTTGATCGACACCGCACATGCCGATCGAGCACTGGACGCACGAGCCATCGGGATTACGGAACCACTGCCGTGCGGCGGACGGCAGATCGACGGCCAGGCGCGGATCGGGCGGCTCCAGTGCCCCGAGAGCCGTCATCATGAAGCTAGCGAACAGAAAAATACCGACGAAGGGGCGCAAAGAATCCTCCTTATTGAAAGAGAAAGAGAAAAGACTCAGCCATGCCTATTGGCTGAGTCGAATGCGCACGCTGGTATCACCACTTGCGGCGGCACGGACGACTTTGCCGATGACCTTATTGCCCGCGGAGGTCGTGGTAGCAACATTGGCCGTGTCGTCCCAATACAGAATCTGCCCCACCGTAAACGCGACCCCGGTGTTCTTGGTGAAGTCGAACACCCCGCAAACGGCTAGAGAGCCGAGTTCGCCTGCGGCCAGCGCGCGGCTCACCACACCCACCAGATCGCCTTGGACGACCACATCGCCGGCAGCGAGCGTCCCGCTGGCCGTGTAATCCAGATAACTACCTTCTTGCACGTACGTTGCTTGCGGCATCAGCTCGCTCCTCAAAGTTAAAATGAATGAAAAGTTCCGTCTGCCGATACCACTTACACTTCACCCTTGGCCTTTACGCCGCCGCGTGGGTCTTGCAGCGCCACGCCGAAATCATGAAAACCGCGCATCTTGACACCCAACGTGTTGAAGTCGGCTTCGGCCGTCTCGATGGTGGGTGACTCTTGGCCATTGAGGAACGCGACTTCGATCACCGGCAGATCCGTTGGGTTGGCCAACAGATACCAAGCCTTCGACGAGAAACCGGGGTACAACGCATTGGCCAGATACTGACTTATTTCCGGACGGTATTTCCCTTGATGGGGGTTGGCGACCGGGAACTTGGCGTTGGCCGTCGTGTCCCGCATTTCCAGGGACTTGTTCAATTGCGAGCCCATCGCCGAGAGCGCGGTGGGCAGGAGCATGATGGCCGGCAGCAAGCCTACGGGCTTGCCGTCGCTATCCACCTGCTCCAGGAACGTCACTTCCGTTTTCGTGAGGCCGTCGATCCCGAGGGCCGTGTCGGCCCCGCTGACGTAGTTCTTGTTCCCCACCGAAAAGAACGACCCATTATTCAAGAAGGTCGTCCAGAAGACGTCATTGATCTTGAGGCCCGAGCCACGACCTAGCTTGCGGGGCACGGTCGTAATGGCACCGAGGTCGTCGTTGATCAGATCGCGCCGATCAATCGTAAGCACCAAGCCGTAGGTGTCGGCCTTGTTGGAGTATTGCTCGTTCCCCAAGGTGCCGCTCTTGAGTTCACCGCCGGGAGCGACTTGCTCGTACTGATCCTTGCCGATCAAGCGATAGCTCGTCACGGTTTTAAAGTCACTGACGTTGCGGACGGCGCAGATATTCCGCCAGACGCGTTCGACCGAGAAGAATCCTTCGAGCAGGTACTTGTTGGCGACGTTCGACAGAATGCCGCCCAAGTCAATCGTCGAGAGCCCCGCTTCGATGGAGTGGCCAAAGGCCGAACGTAAGACTTCGCGACTGTCCCGGAAATTGCGGCCCGTGTAACCATTGGCCCAGGCCGCTTCGAGAATCAACTCTTGCAAGCCGATGCCACCGCGGAAGCGCCGCGAGGCTAGCTCCAAAGTTTGGGGTTCGAACGCCGCTTCGACATTGGCAGCTCGGGCGGAAAGCAAGCAGGCGGCTTCCAGCACCGCGCCGTTGACCGTGTTATTGACCACGTGCATGGCGGGCGCGGCAGGCCGAGCGCTGCGCAGAACTTCCAGTTCGGTCCGTTGCTCGGTCCAACCGTCGCGAATCGCGCGAGCTTCGATCTCCGGGTATTGCCCAGCGCAGATCCGCCGCACGGCGTTGATTCGCTCCAGTTCGGCCGCCGCTTGCGCACGGATCTCGGCGACCGTGGCTGCGGGGGTTGCCACGTTCTCTTGCTGGAGTGCCAAGTTTTCGAGGCTCTCAGGCTCCTTGTTCGCCGCTACGCTCGCGCTGGTTGCCCCATCCGCACCCAGATCGACGAAGCTAATCTCGCCCAAGGTGGATTTACGAACAACGTTCAACGGCCCCGCGTGTTCCTTGCCGTTCACCGTTACTTTTTGTTGGTCCTTCACGAATTCGAATTCCTCGACGCTTGCGCCCACCGAGGCCTGCCATGGGAACCCGTTCTTGGAACTCGTCACGACTTCTCGCGCGGCAGCTGTGTCGCGCGAGACAATCCCGGCAGCGATCAGTTGGCCCTGCTCGATGCGAATCGAATCGCTGTGACCGACACCCGACAACGGATCGTGACCAAAACGGATTGGTCGCGCTTGCGACGGAATCGACAAGCCAGCCAGATCCAAGATCACGGGGTGCCTCCAACCGGCGACCCGCATCGGACCGCCGGTGTAGGCCGTCATCCGAAAGCGGGGCAACGCGTTGGACGCGACGTCAGCCGCCGCTTCGAGATCGAACGTCGCGGCTCCCGTCAGTTGCAAATTCGTGGGGGTTTCAGTCGCTGCCGACCGGTTCTTCTGCAAGGTCTTCATCCGGAGACTCCGAGGGGGGAGAGGTTTGATTCGTTGGAGTGGCAAGGGAGAGCCCGAGATGCGTCATGAGGGCCAATTCTTTGGCGCGCTGCCGAAGTTGGGCTTCCCAGTCTTGTCCGCGCCGCGCGTATTCGTCGGCGAGTGTCGTGGTGTGATTGGCAAGGCGCGTCGCTTGAGCATTCGCCTCTTTGGCCGGATCGACATGCTCGTGCCCGTCCCAAAACCATTGATGGGTCAGATCACCGATTGGACCAAGACCCACGGGGAGCAAATCGGGGATCAACGCCGCTTCGTCGAACCAGGCAGCGAGCAAGCGATCGAGGACCACACAACCCAAGTGCGCTTGTTCCACGCGGATCGCTTTGAAGTAGGTCTGGTGATCCAGTCGACCGGAGGCGTAGTTGTAACCCGACGAATTGCCAGCAGCGACGTTGAACGGCATGTTCAAGCAGCGGGCGATTTCGTTGAGGATTTCATTTTTAAATTCCTTGTACGTCGTCGCGGGCTGCTCGGCCTGCATTTGGCTCATCTTCCAGCCACCAGGCATCGTCACGAGCGCTCGTTTTTCAAGTTGAATGGATTCGAACGGTTCGGCGGCGTCAGCTTCACCGTTTGCCGGCGCGTCGGTGTACAGGATGCCGGCGAAGTCGGCTGCTGTTTCGGCGGCAGCGAGGACGGCTAACGTGAATCGTCGCAGTTGCGCGAACAGCGGTAGCGCCGGCATGATGTCGGGAATGCCGCGAGCTTGGCCCGGCCGATCGGCACGGAACCAATGCAGGACATTGCTGGCGGGAATGCGGTCATACTTGCGATTCAAGCCTGATGCCGATTCGCCAGGATGCTTGCGGAGGACGTGATATTCAGTAGGATTCCCCGCTTGATCAAAGACAATTCCATCGACTGAGTTTGCACTTTGGAGATTCAAGTCGGGCGTGCAGACCTGATCCGCTTCAACCAGTCGAAGGTCAAGCTGGACTTGAGACTGCACACGTTCGTTGTTCGTCAAAACGGCGAACGCTTCACCGTCAGTGGCTCGCGCCATCCGCATCGTGCGGAGGATGGCAGCGAGCCCGACGGCTTTCGACCACCGGGAAAATTCCTGCTCAATCCTGCGATTCGCCTCGGCGTTGCTCGTGAGCATCTGTAACCGAGGACCGGTGCCAACCACATCGTGGGCCAGCGTCAGCACAATCCCGCGAGCGTAACTGTTATTAGAAACTTCGTAGCGCGAGCGGTTCCGCAACACGCGGCGAACTTCCGGGCTATTGGCCGAGTTGGCCGACAACCCATCGGCGTTCGCCCAATGGCGACGGTTGTCTTCGTTCGTGGCCGCCGCATCGTAGCGTGCCCGCACCATTCGGGACGGACGCGAAGATCTGGAGGCAAACAAGTTGGATAGCCAGGTGAACAACGGTCAATCGGCTCCCGGAGGAACGAATTTGTTGAATGACAAACCGCGACGCTTGGACTTAGCCGCTTGCTTCGAAGCCAGGTACTTGTCAGCTTCGATTTGGTCGGCCAACTTGTGCTGCTCGACGTTCCCGGCATCGCCGCTAGCCTTCGCTGGGCCTTGGGCGTTTTGGCGGATCGCGTCATCGAGTTCGTCGGGCATCAGAGTGTTCCAAAGCGAGTGCGTGGCTCACATGTTGGAACTACTCCGTGGAATGAAATTTGTCCGGGTAACTTCAAAAAATATTCGAAATTTTTTAGTGCAGCTGATGCGCAGTGGCACTGGCGTTTTCTATGGCGAGGAGCGGCTTGACGTGCGCCGTGAAACAATTAGGCTAAACGTGTCCAGTAAGCAACTTAGAAATAACTGAAGCTTTCAAAGCTATTCATGAATAAATCAACAATATAAAATGGATCATCTTTTCCCTTAGATCCTTAGAAGCTTAACGCCAGCCATTCACTTATATCATGAAGATACTTCAACGATTCTTTTTACTATGCTGTTTCGTTCTTGCGGTCAGTGGTATAGGAAATGCGCAACAGTTTCTTTATTGGAAAGGCCTGAACCTGCCGTGGTCTAATCCAGCGGGATGGTCTACCAATGAGACCAGTGGCGGTTCAAGCAGTATAGCTCCAGGCGCGGATCGTAAGGCCGTATTCAATCAGACTTCCGCAAATGCCAATGCACAGACGATCGTGATTGACTCGCCGACAAGTGCTTTGGGAATTATTGTTTTTAATAGTGGGCCCACCACATTCGTCGGCAACAACCCAGCAGGGCAGACACTCGATGTGGGGAGTACCGGCTTCACGATGAATGCTGGTGCGGGCCCGGTGATTATTGGGGACACGTCAAATCCAGTGTTACTAAATGGCGGCGGTCAATTTAATAACTATTCATCGAATTCATTGGTTATACGGAATAACATTGACCTAATAGCATTGAATCTAAGCGGCCCCGGCGGCAGCGCTACAAGTACATTTGTTTTCGAAGGAATTATTTCAGGTGGCTTAGGCAATGGGTCTGGGAATGTGAACATTTCCAATGGCGCTATCGTTGAGTTCAAAAACACGGCGAATTCTTTTACTGGGATTACCTCGGTCAGTGGCGAGAATTCCGTTTTGATTTACTCAGGTGGCACCGCGACGACGACGGCACAATACGGAAATGGCAGTGGAAACATTCCTAAGATCATTCAACTTAACGGCAACGCGACGTTTCGAGTGGTCGAACAAGACCTGAATATCAACACCGGTTCTGCTGCCAATCCTTCTGCTGGATTAATATTTAAGTTTCAAGGAAGCGGAGGTGTTCTTGATGTTGCCGAAGGAAGAACCTTGACCATCGATGAGGGCACTGGATCGTCAGAGACCTATACCGGGTATCCCCTGCAAGGTACTCTCAACACCACAATCACCAAGCGGGGTTTAGGCACTTTAGCGCTCGGTGGAAGTACGGGCGGGAACTCGAACCTCGACAGTTCCATCGTGATCGCCGAAGGAACATTGCGCATCTCAGGGACCGGATTGATGCTGGGCGCCTCCACTGCCGGGACGACGATCAAACCTGGAGCGGATTTTGACTTGAACGGCACAACAACGACCTTCGAGCCGTTGACGATCGGTGGATCTGGCAGAAATGGGAACTCGAACGCGCTCTACAATTCGTCTACCACGGCGGCGACCTGGAACAGCTCGATCACGCTAAACGCCGATACGTCACTTGGGACAACCGTGGGGGCGATGAATATCGGAGGGACTATTACCGGAGCTTACAATCTCACAACGCGCAACGATTCCGCACAACTCCTTAAAATCACCAGTCCGATCAATATCACAGGTTTGCTTAGCAACGCTGGCAGCGGAACGGGTACGACCGAGATTTGGGGCGCACTTAAATCAACAGTGACCAAGGTGGTTCAAGATAGCGCGACATCGACGTTGCGCTTAATTTCCGCGCAAACTACATACACCAACGGCGTGCAACTCAAGCAGGGTTTGCTGGTTCTTGATGATGCGACGGCGCTGGGAGCTTCAGGCAGCTCTCTGACCATTGATGGTGGCAGACTCGACATAGGGTCATCCAGCATCACAATGACAGGAACTTACACTCAAACCTGGAATGCGGATCTTTACTTTGTCGGTTCACAGAGCTTAACGATGAATGCGGGAGCGATCTCGCTAGGCAATTCCCCGACGGCGATCCGCATTGTGACTGTGCTAAATAATACACTGACCCTCGGAGGTGACATCAGCAATGGCACCCATTTGACCACGCCAACCACGGGACTTTTGAAGAATGGCGCTGGATCATTGGTTCTTTCCGGTGGCAACACATTTACTGGAACGACCCAAATCGACCAGGGCACGCTCGTCTACCGAACTCAAAGTTCGCTCTACAACAGTGATTCATCAAAGTGGACACCCGCAAATGTCAACGCTGCGAGCGGAACCACGATCGGCTTTGGCATTACCAGCTTTGGCGAAGCTAACATCGACGCGTTACGCACAAGCGGCATTTTCAAATCCGGCGTGGCGTTGGGCATTGATACGTCGCTCGGTAACGGAACTCACTCATTGCAAATTGCAGATACCAGCGCGGGGAGCCTCCCTTTTGTGAAGCTTGGGACTGGTACGCTGACTTTAGGGCCGAACAATACGTATACAGGCCAAACGCAAATTCGCGCTGGCGTATTGGCCGTGAGCAGCTTGAATCGCATAAGCGGAGGCACTACCGCCAGCGGGTTGGGCGCTCCAACTACTGTCGCGACTGGCACAGTACGCATGGAAGGGACGGGAACCATGCGTTATCTAGGCACAGGAGAAACGAGCGATCGCAATTTCTCACTCAATGCGGCCGGAGCGATTGACCAATCCGGCACGGGAAACCTGCAACTCACCGGAAGCATCATCTCGGAAACCATGAGTTCGACCGGTCTGACTTTACTGGGTTCTACGGCGGGGACTGGAGAACTGACGCAGCGAATCGACAATTCGAATTTCTCACTAACCAAAACGGGAAGCGGAACATGGACACTTTCCGATAATTCAAACAACCTCAGTCGGATCACCGTCAATGCAGGTGTGCTTCGTTTTTCTGGAACGGGGAACACGGTGCAAAACATCACGATGAATGGAGGAACGCTGGATTTGGGCAACAGCCCCTTGCTGCTCAAAGCAACAAGCTTTTCCATCGTCCAAGGCTCGGGCAACGCAACGATCAAAGGGGACCTCGTCCTAGGAACTGATGCCGGTGATATTGGCTCGTCTACGAGCAACCCCATCACCATCGATGGCGTCATATCCGGGCCATTTGGAATTGATTATTGGAATGCTCAATACGGTACCACGGTGCTGGGTGCTGCGAATACTTACAGCGGCCTTTCGAAAATTCAAAACCAAAAAGTTGTCGTAAGCAAAATCGGTAGTTTTGGCAGCGGACCTAGCAGCTTAGGAAATCCGAGTACGGCGACCAACGCCAATTTGCAAATCGGCACATCCACTTCCTCGAGTTCTCCTGCGTTAAGCTATGTTGGAACTGGTGAGGTAACAAGCAGAAATATCGAGGTCGTCGGCGGCACAACGAGTATCACGCTCGATCAATCTGGAACTGGTCTGCTGAAATTTACCGGAGACCTCACTTCGGCCGTGACAGCAATCAAGACGATCAATCTGACCGGCTCGACCACTGGTACAGCGGAGTTTGCTGGCAGCATCTCGAATAGTTCCACAGGAAGTGTTTTCAGCGTTAACAAGAGCGGCACAGGAACTTGGATCCTTTCTGGCAGCAATTCCTATACAGGGACCACGACCATCTCGGGTGGAACCTTGATTGTTAACGGGGGGGTAGTGGGAAATGTAACTATGTCGAGCCTGTCGTCGCTTGGAGGTAGCGGCACGATTGGAGGGAATGTCACTGGCGTTGGCAACGTCTCGCCCGGGAACTCGATCGGAACATTGTTCATTGATGGAAACCTTTTTATCACGGGGTTGCATCAATTCGAGATTTCTAAATTGACAACAACCACATTTGCTAATGATCGTATCTTCGGCATCAACACTTTGACGTACGATGGAATCTTGCAAGTGACACTAGCATCGGATTCACTCTCGCTCGTCGGCGGTGAAAGCTGGGACTTGTATGATTTCACCACGCGAGCTGGAGTAAGCGTATTCGACAATAACGTGGACTTCGGCAAATTAGGCGGTGGAGGAAGCTTGCCTGCAATCGCGCCAAATTTGTCTTGGGCATTTAATTATTCAGAAGGAACATTGAGTGTCGTGGCGATTCCTGAACCAACAGCTATTGGTGGCATTATTGGTGTCCTAATCTGCACAGTTGCCATTCGACGGACAATACGAAGAACGGTAGCCAATTTAGATTGAACATAACTTCAGGTAACTTGAGTAGCACTTACTCCACAAAGTGCGTTAGTTGCCCACCTAGTTACTGCAGTTTTCTTGCGACGTAAAATTGACTCTGATAAACTCACTTCAACATTCCACAATGGTGGAATTAGGATTACATCATGAACCAGGGGTAGAACGATGATCCGTTTCGTGGGACTTATTTTGATCGTTGGACTAATTGATACTTTGTCTGCGACCGAAGAACCGAAAGCCCCAAATCCTGACAAAGCGGCAATCGTAAAACTGTTGCTGCGAGCGGCAGATGCCTACCAGCAGGACCAAGTTGAAGCAAATACTCCCGAACGATCATTGAGTTACATCTGGGCGAAAGAAAGAATCTCCAATCACCCGCTGATTTATGTCGCCACGGGGCTCGTGGCAAATGATGCTGATCAAGAGGCTCTCACGGTAGCCAAGCAAATCAAAGATGTAGGCCTGCAGGCCTACTGCCTGATTCAGATAGCCGATGACCAAGTGGAAAACAAACGCTTGGAAACGGCCGATCAGACCATCAAACGGGTTGTGCAATATGTCCGCGAGCAAGTACAGAATGCCGAGCTGCAGAAAGCCCTGCAACCGTCGCTGAATACCGTCTTGTTAAAACGCTATGCCTCTGTTGAAGAGGCAAAAAAGCAAGCTCAGATCTTAGGGATCGATTGGCAAGCGGAAGACGCGACTGATCAAACATTCACCGTAGCCCAGTTTTTGTTCGAACTGGGAAAACTCGCGGAGGCAAGGAACTTACTTCTCGCCTTACCGGCCGATACTTTTGCTAAACGCCAGGGCCAGAGAGCCTTGGCGCGCAACGATGGAGCTGGCTTCTATGCCTGGATCGGCCGCTCCGTTGAGGCCCCCGATTCATATTCGGCCGATCATGTGCTTTTGGAATGGCTCAGTGAAGATGGCGATTCTAAACAACTTCAGGAATTTCTGAATTTGATCAAGCCCCAACAGACGCTCCGCTACCAAATTCTCTGTTTGCTTGCGGCGCAGTATCAGGAAGCGAAGGACGATCAGCAACTGCAGGCGACCCTCGCGCAAATGAAAACGTTTGAGGATCAGCTCATCGAAAAACTGCCGGCGGAGGAGCGAAGTAAGATCGAATTTGCCCAACAGCTGGCGCGTTGTGATTTTGGTGCCGATCCGACGATTTTTTTCAAGGATGGCAAGCTCCTGGAAAAGTACCGCGATCTGCCGGTATCCGTCATGCTTATCCCCATCCTCTGCAAAAAGAATCTGCCGGAACTTGCAGAAGAGATTGCGAAAGACAAAGAGCTTAACGAGCAGTTGCACGCTCAATTAGCCATCGCTTGGTACGACGTGAAACAACCCCAACGAGCGGAACCCCATCTCAAACAACTTAAGTCGCCCTTGGCGCGGCCACGATTCACGGTCGTCTCGTCCATGGTTCACTATAAACAGGGTGAAAAAAAGTTAGCCCAAGAAACATTGCTCGAAGGGATCAAGCAAGTCGAGGCAGTTCGTTCCACCAACAACTGGTTCCCGCCACCGGAAGAGGTTAAGCACGAAGACAAATGGCATGCCATGACCTTTGCCTATCGGTTAGCGGTTCAGCAAGAGAGCATCGATCCATTATTAAGTGCCCCCAGCCAATATGTTTCGGTCAAAATAGTAGCCCATGAATTGGGTTTACGGAATGATCAGAAGAGCTTTGAAAAGCTGCTGGCCGGTTTAGCCGAGCGAAAAGATGGCAGCCGCACTTACGCGCTGATTGGTTTCAGCCAAGGGGTAGCGCATTATCAAAAAGAGCAGCATAAGTCCGATCCATAGTCTTACTACCGCTTATCTGGCGTTTTTGGCCTGCCAAATCGGTTGGCCTATACAGTGAACCCCAACCAATGATCGGCTGTCCCTCCTTCGATTGGGCCGAGGTATTCGATTCCTCAAGCTGACTCCATAAGAAGTATTTTAAAGGATGATCACATGAGTAACGAAATTACTTCAGCAACACCGAATGCTACTGATGATGGCTATGAAGACTTCGAAGCATTGATTCGGGAGAGGATCAGCAAGCTTCAGACGCCGTTGTTTTACGTTGAAGTAGCGGACCTCTTTCAAGTTTATCTAGCTAACATCAGCGAGGATCAGCGGCAAGTTTACCAATGTGCTTGTTGCCGAAAGTTCATCGAGCGGTTTGGCATTATTGTCACGATCGACGAGAGCGGCAAGCAAACCTCGCCCCTTTGGCAGGAATCTGAAATCCCGGCGTTTTTCCAAGCCGCTATTAAGGCACTGCGCATAGCCGTCGAGGCAGCCGATGTCGTTGGCGTGTTTCTTTCTGGAGCACAAACTTGGGGAACGCCCAAGTCGATCAAGGGCTGGACGCATCTCAGTGGAGTCAATCCTCTCCCCTTTAGCAACTCGCGCATGATGACGGCGCGCCAGCAACAGGCGGAACTGAAGGAAGAATATGCACTGTTGGGAAGAGCGATCAGCCAGTACAGTCTGGTGACGGTCGAAAATGCGCTGCAAATCTTGAAGTCGGAACAATTTCCCGGTTACGAAAAAGGAGTCTCGATTGCCGAGTGGTTCCACAAATTGCTGGCTCAACTCAAAGGCACCCGCAACGCACAAGCGAAGAAAAACCTTCATTGGCGGACAGCAGCGACGGCTCCACCAGGCTGGTCACATCTTAGCAACGGCATGGTCGGGACATTGCTCGAAGATTTGCAAGCGGGCAAATCCTTCGAAGAATGTCAGCGCTCGTGGTCGACAAAAATGCATCCGCTGCAGTATCAACGCCCTTCGGCCCCCATCAGCGAAAATCAGATCGCCGTCGCCGAAAAGCTCGTCGAGAAGCTAGGAGTTGCCCCGGCGTTGAAACGAAGCTTTGCCACGTTGGATCAAGTCAAGAATATTCTTTGGCGGCCAACAATCGATGAGGAAAAGACGGCAGCGTCGGGCGTCTTTGGTCATTTGAAAGCAATCATTCCACAACAGAATGTTTCGATTCCCAACAGTAATATCACATGGGCAAAATTTAGTCGTGACATTTTGCCCGCGGCACGCACACTGGAGGTTAACTGTCCGGCGCATGGCTCCTACGTTGGTATCCTGACTGCCGAGGATTATGACGCGAAACCCATCATGCAATGGGATTCGCCACAGGACCGTAATCCGACCAACCATTACTTTTATCACAACGGATCAGACGCCTCAGATTGGGGGATTGCTAGCGGCTGGAATCCCGTCGCTGCAGTCTTCACCGCACCGCACGGCAATGTCTTGGCGCATTTCGAGAAATTCATTGTGTTCAACGTGGAACGGATGCGCGATAGAACCATTAGTAGTGCTTGCCTCTTCCCAGAAGTCCTCAAAACAGAATTCCGGGAAATTCGAGCCGTCATCGAAAAGTATTCGAACAAGGCGAAACCATCGCGTGCTGATCTTGGAAATGCGAATGGTTTAGCATTTACCAAAAGCTCCCCTGTCAGTGTTCGCGTCAACGGCAATGCAACTTATACCATCGATCGTTTTGAGTAATCACAGGGCAAGGGAATTAGGTGGTGATTAGGACTGCAAATATCCTCGTTTAGCGTCGCTTCTTTTGCAACTCGGCAAAACTCACCCGCTCTCGCTTGATCGGAACGACTTTACCGCCTGAGCCTTCAAGCACGCTCCCTTGGATGGAGGCTGCAACGGCGCAGCCCACCAAGCAGTCGAACCAGTGGTTGTCACCCCGCTCGGGCCGCTGCTTCCATTCGTCCACTATCCGCCCACGTCCTTCAGTGCGCACCCGATATTCGGCTGTTAGATGTTCGGCCAACAATCGATGCTGATTCGGATTCTCGCCAAAGAGTGATAAACACCCTCGGTCGCCCATCGCGACGGCCAACCGCGCATGGACGAACGTCTTCCAGTAATTGGTATCAAAGACGGCATGCCGCACTGCCCGCTTGCCAGCGACATTGGGCATCCGCCAGTTGTGTCCTACCCGATCACCTGGTCGGCGTTTGTATTCGCTGAACGGCTGGCTTGAGGCCCCAACAAAACGCCCGTGACTAGGGAGAATGATTCCCGCATGTGCCGATTGCCGGCAGAACTGATAAACGACGTCCGTGCTGGAACCCCAGTTGGCATCGATCATGCAGCGCTCAATCCGCAACATCGCCCCATCATCACGCCGCCACTCTCGGCCAAGATAAGACCGAGTAAGTGCTTCGAGTCCCGCGTAGATCGAGCCTTCCAGCCCCGTCGCTTTCGTTACCGTGGCGAGTGTTTGTCGAGCATCGCGCAGCGTGAAGTACGGTCGTTGCTGATCCGGGAAGGTGCCGTAATCGACGACGTACCCCGTAAAATCATCTTCCCACGCGGTCACAACAAAGAACAACAACGCCTGCTGCACGTCAACGAACATCGTCAGGTGGTTGCAACCGATGGGCACGATCCCGCGGGCGATTCGATTGACCTTGGCCGCGATCTGGTCCGCCGTCAGTTCGTTATCACCCGGGGTTTCCTCAGGCAAGGGTTCGTTTTGGTAGTTGGCGAAGAACGCCGCTTCATCTTGCAGCCGCAAGTTCATCGCATGCTGAATCGCCGACAGTTCGTCATGGTTGAACCGCTCGGGCCAAGCAATCTGAGCCCCGGCGTCCATCGCTTCGCGGTTGGCGGCATAGAACTCTGTCGCCAAATGATGATCGCCGTGTGCACGTAGACTTTCGGCACGCAGTTCCCCATACCGCTGCCACATCTTTTCGTCAGCGGGGAATAAATACACGAGCTTTGTCCGCTGGCCATTCCATTCCGGATGCTTGTCACGGGAGAGAATGTTGTCGGCCATGTCGCTAGGCCGAATCACGGTGCACGGCATGATGCCCGAGATCTTTTTGCCCGGACCAGCGAGCCCGAGGATCGCCCCGGCCAGGATCCCTTCGCGAGTCGCGCATTGCGACAGCGAACGGGCCGATTCGTCGGTTTGCGGATCGTCGATCACGACGAGCGTGGGACGCACGGTCCGGCCATCGGACCGTTTATATTTCATGCCCCGGATGCGGCCCGTGATACCGGCTACTTTGATAATCGTCCCACTTGCCTTACTGCCAGGCATCGTCGGTAACACGATCTCGCGCGCCGTCCAGCCGATGTGCGTCCGTTCTTCCTTGTAGAGTTGCCCGTTGCAGCGATTGGCGATCCCGTCCAGGGCCTGGATTGGATACACGACTTCGGGGTAGTCCGCTAGCAAGAGATCATTCCCATCGAGTTCCATCTTAATCGACTCGAGCATATCCATCGCGTGGCCTTCGTCCGAGCCGATCAAACAGACGAACTCCCGATGGCCATTCAATACGGCCCAGATGCAAGCACACTCGCAGATCGTCGTCTTGCCGCTGCCGCGTGGCATGGCCATCGCAAACAAACCGCCTTGCAGCACGGCCTGCTCGATCATTTCGATGACCCGGATGTGATCGGGCGACCACGGCAGATGAAACGTCAGCGGAAAGTACGAATCGCAAAAGAACCGAAAATCCCTCGCTGCTCGCTCTTTGCGTTCGGGATTCACGACCTGTGGCAACTCACCAATGTCGCGTCCTGCTAAGGCGATCGCCGCGTTGCGTGCACGAGCGCGGTCTTTCAGTTTTTCATATGGGTCGCCGGTCCCCGCGGGCTTGGGCATGTGATGCTGCTCGACCAGCCATGCGGTGTAGCGGAGCAAATCGACGTGCCGGGCGTCGCCGATCCGCAAACCGGCGCGCGAGCGATGGCGATGCAATTGCCGTTCATTCAGAACTTCGCCGAGCGGTGTGGAGTTTAATAAACGGCACAGTTCGCTCGGACGAAGCTTGCGTGGATCATTGGGCATAGGCTTCCTCCCCGCTGCGATGCAGTTCGCGCACCAACCACGCGGCATAGCGCACCAAATTCAACGTGCCATCGGCATTCGTCGGCGCGCCGGCGCTGATATCACGGCGCAGCAACTCTTCAGCAATTGGTCGGCCACTGACTTTTGTGAGCAGCCGCGCCGCATCCGTAATTGCCAATGCTGCGGGATTAATGGCCTTATTGGGTTCAGCCGCCATGGTTTCGGTCGCCCTAAAAGTGGAAAGCTGCAGATTCTTTTGGAATTAATCAATTCAGCGCTTGATGTCGTTCAAAACGCATGGCTCATGTGTGTGTGTCAAAACGAATTACGTTTCCAACAACCCAAGGAGAACCAACGATGACCAACCACGAAGATTTCGACCTCGGCCACGACATGCAAATCAATAAGCCCAAGCGCCGCAGTTCGGGTGGCGGGACTTGGGTGAGCGGAACCTTGCACGAACACCGCTTCGACGCCCTGGTATTCCCCGAACACGCCGAGGTCGCCGAATACGAACTCGAAGACAGCCGAATTTCAAAGCTTTGGATTCAACGCAGCGCCGACAAGGTGACAACCTTCAATTGGGATCGCGGCTTAGACATCCCGGCTGCCGACGAACTCACGCAAGCGATTGTGGACTTCCTGGCCGCCGGCCTCGCCGACCATGTGTACGCCGAATAGCACCACCATTTTTTTAGGAGCACGAACCATGACGATTGACCAACTGATTGAACGCCTCGAGGAATACCGCGACACGCTCGGAGGTAACACCGAGGTCCGCTTGATGACTCAGCAGAATTGGCCGTTTGAAAATCAAATCACGGGCCTAGCGTCCGGCGAAGAACTAAACCAACAAGACGTAGACGATGACGATGTCCCCGATGACCAGGTGGTCTACATCGTCGAAGGCCAACAACTTCGCTACGGGTCCAAACGGGCTTGGGAGATCGCCTACTAACGCCGAAACGCGCGATGAGCGCGTCGCGGCGGGTGGTTCCCGCCGCCTGATGATGGCAGCCTTTTCCATTCGCATTCCCGGGAGACGAATTATGACCACGAAGAAAAAAGCAGCACCGAAGGCCATGACAGCCGGCAAAGCAGCGGCGAAGGGCAAAAAACAAACGTCCAAGTTGCTGGCCGAGTCCCGCAAGGCGGTCGCGGCCGATATTGCCGAGTTGGAAAAACAAGAATCCAAACCGAAAACCAAACGCCAACCCAAGGAATCAAAGCCCAAGAAACTGAGCGCCCTCGATGCGGCGGTTCAAGTCTTGGCTGCTTCCAAAGAACCGTTGAACTGCCCGCAACTGATCGAGGCCATGACGACCCAAGGCTTGTGGACCAGTCCCGGCGGCAAGACGCCGCACGCCACGCTCTTTAGCGCGATCATGCGGGAGATCAAGACCAAAGGCAAAGAAGCACGCTTTACCAAAACCGAACGCGGGCATTTTGCCGCTGCCAAGTAGGAGCATCAATCACCATGAAAAATGAACTTCGTGTCGCGGACGCACTCCGCAAGGTAACCGCTGCCATGCATACTGAATTGGAAACCGGTCGGCGCTCGACTCGCATCGATGCGCACGACCTGCTCGATTTGCTGTTGGCGGTTGCCGACGAACTCGATCCGCCGCTGCCCAAGCCCAAACGCCGGCAGCGCTAGCTGCCACGGACTTGGCACCCAACGCCCCACGTCCGCCACGTTGGGGCGTTTTGTCGTTGGTCGCCACCAAGGCCAACCCAGGCGACGCCCCGCCACACCGGGCCACACGGGGTACGTGGCAAAAGCCTCGTGCCGCACTGGCGTTTCGCCGCGCACAAATCAGGGAGTTCAATACGCGGGCTATTGATGTTTTTTGCCGTTGATGGCTCCTGTGGTGTTATCCAACCAACAATCTATTTCGGGGAACCCTAATGACAACCTTCTACGTCGCCACGCTGGCCAGCTACGTTTTGGTGGAGGCCGCTGATGAAACGCAAGCTCGGGAATTGGGCCACGCGGCGCTGGTCCAATTGACGGGCAAAGCGACGCCCCGCATCCGTACCATCCGTCTCGCTACGAACGACGAGATCGAACTCAGCCGCTGGCATCAAGAAATGCTGGATCGCGAAACGCGGTAATCGACTATTCTTGATCGGCTCGATCCTATGCCCCGGCCAACGCCGGGGTTTTTTCGTTGGCAGGAACGCGGATGGCTTTCTTGCCGGTGAACTTCTCGTAGCGCTCGACGATCACATCGCAATACGGCGGATCGAGTTCCATCAGGAACGCCTTGCGCCCCGTCTGCTCGGCGGCGATCAATGTCGAACCACTCCCGCCGAACAGATCGAGGACGTTCTCGCCCATGCGCGACGAGTACTGCATTGCTCGTACCGCCAACTCGACGGGCTTCTCGGTGAGATGCACCATCGATTGCGGATTGACCTTCTTCACATGCCACAGATCGGTCGCGTTGTTCGGGCCAAAGTACTCGTGGCCCGCTCCCAAGCGCCAGCCGTAAAAGCAGATCTCGAACGCGCCCATAAAATCCTTGCGCGTCAACACCGGATGCTGCTTGTCCCAGACGATCCCTTGGCTGAAATACAGCTCGTGTTTTTTAAGGTACGGTGGGTAGTTCCCCAGGTTGGCATAGCCGCCCCAGATGTAGAAACCACGGCCCGGTTCCAACACCCTTGCCATATTGCCGAACCAAGCATCAAGCAGTTCATCGAAAGCTTCGTCGGTAACAAAGTCGTTGGCCAGGGGACGATCCTTAGCACGCATCTTTTTGTGCGTCGCCTTGGCCTTCTCGGGATGCCGTTCCAGATCGAATTTTTGGTGATGTTTGTTGGGATTAGTGAAGCTGCTGTTGCCGGCGGCGATGGCATTATTGCTGCGCGGCTCGACCTTCACGTTGTAAGGCGGATCGGTGTTGATCAAGTGAATCACCTCACCGTCGAGCAGCCGATCGAGGTCTTCAGGCTTCGACGAGTCGCCGCACAACAGTCGATGGTCGCCAAGAATCCATAAGTCACCGTGCTGGGTAATCGCTTGATCTGGTGGAGTTGGCACTTCGTCCGGATCGCAAAGCCCTTCCTTGCCGTCCGGATTTAGCAGCTTGGCCAGTTCGTCCTGATCGAAGCCAAGCAACCCCAGGTCGTAGTTCGCCGCTTGCAGTTCACCCAACTCGATCGGCAGCAAATCGTAATTCCATTCGGCCAGTGACGCCGTCTGGTTGTCAGCGATTCGGAACGCCTTGATTTGTTCAGGCGTGAGGTCCTTGGCGATGTGAACCGGGACTTTATCCAGGCCCAGCTTTTGAGCTGCCTTGAAGCGGGTGTGGCCACAGACGATCACGAAGTCCGGATCGACCACGATCGGCTGGCGGAATCCATACTCGTGAATCGAGGCCGCCACGGCCTCGACCGCGTCATCGTTGAGCCGCGGATTGTTGGGGTACGGCTTCAGATCAGCCAAAGGTCGGAGTTCAATTTTCATGTTTCACCTTATCAAAAGACAGGCTGTGAATTGTGATCTAATGCCAAGAATGTTAGGCTGCACATTCAATCGCAAAGTTCTGCGAATGCTTAGTACCAGCCTATTTCTGTAATGATTCGCCCGTGTCAATTTCGCTGGATCACACCCAAGCCAAAGACGTGTTGTTTGAGCAGGCGGATGCCGCGCGTCGAGGCGAATTAACTGAATTAGCAGCTGACTGGAAAGATCGCGTTATGCGTCTTGGTGAGTTATGTCCTCACGGCAAAAGCTCAACCGTCATCGCCGCATTAGGAACAGCTCTCCTAGCCAAATCGACGAATAGCTCTGTAGATGTCTATTCGTTGCTGGATCGGGGCGAATCGCCAAATTCGTATTCTGCGCGCTCCTTGGCCGATAACGTTTGGGCACGGCATCGCGCGGAGTTAGAAATCGATCTGGGGGCGAATGGTGCTAATCCACTCAATAACACTCCTTTCATTGGTAAAACTCGGATCGATGAAATCTCAGGCGTGAAAAATCGAGATGGATGGGCATTTTTTATCGAATGCGTTGCGGCCGCCCAAAGACTGGAAACGACTGATGACGCCCGGCAAGCACTAAGTGGCTTTATCGTGGCACGCAGTCGCAGCTTGTTGCCTCCACTCGAAATACATCCAGCTCACGGCGATAACCTTAAAGAACGGGTTCTGATTTCTTTGATTGAAAAGTTCGTTGCTGAAGACTCAGAAGGCGGGCGTCGTGCGCAAGCTGCAGTAGCCGCATTACTTGACGCAAGCTTCAGCCCTCCGCAAGTCGCTGTAGGTGTGATCAACGACCCTGACCGACATGCGCCGCTCGACGTCTCTGTAACTGACGAATTGAATCGATACTTGATTGCGTTCGAAGTAAAAGACAAACCAATAGAGGGGCATCATGTCCGTCAAAGCATTGAAAAAACCGTAAAAAATCATGCGGTTCGGAATTTTGGTTTCGCCGCAATCAGTCAACGGCAAACGGTTGTTGACTTCGACGACGTTACCCACTGGGCTGCACGCCATGGTGTAAAGGTCACCGTTTTTACCGATTGGCGGAGTTTGTATTTGGCTTGCAAGTGTTTTGCCTCTACCGATGATCAAATTTTTGAAGGAAAAGTCTTTCGGAACTGGCTAGTCCGCAACTCTGAATTGGGAGTCTCGCGCGATTCAGTGATACGTTTGCAACAATCAGTTGCAACTGAAAAAGCCGCGTCGGATGGTTGACAAATCTTCTGGAATAGGCCCTTTGGTAGATAGTGTCGGAAAGTCAGGTACATTGGATCAATTACGAATTGGAGTCGATGCGAATTATGGCGAAGCAACAGAAGTTACCTTTCAATCCCCGGCCGAAACGCAAAAAAGTTGAGTACGGTGATGTTCTCTACCAAACAGACATGGGCACCGCTATCGTCGGCGATTCGTTGGAAACTTTGAAGAAGATCCCTGCCTCGAGTGTCAACCTGGTCGTCACGTCACCTCCATACGCCTTGCATTTCAAAAAGGCATACGGCAATGCAGAAAAGCACGAATACGTCGATTGGTTTTTACCCTTTGCCAAAGAAATTCATCGTGTGCTTACCGATGACGGAAGTTTCGTGCTGAACATCGGCGGGAGTTACAACAAAGGTACGCCAACACGATCGATCTATCATTTCAAACTCCTAGTAGCATTGGTCGATCAAATTGGATTTCATCTAGCGCAAGAACTGTTCTGGTATAACCCAGCCAAAATGCCAGCGCCCGCGGAGTGGGTTACTGTTCGTCGAATGCGGGTCAAAGACTCGGTCGAATACGTTTGGTGGTTTAGTAAAACGGCATGGCCGAAGGCCTCGAATTCCAATGTGTTAAAGGCCTATAGCAAGGACATGCTGCGGCTCAACGCCAGGAAAGTCCGAGAAACAGTTCGTCCCTCGGGACATGTAATACGCTCGGGCTTCGACAAAATCCACGCTGGTGGTTCGATACCACCGAACGTGATCGAAGAGGATGCCGCCGAAGACATGCTACGTTTCGGAAATAACGCCGCCAACGACCAATACACGCTCCGGTGCAAAGAGGCTGGAATTAAAATCCATCCGGCCCGATTCCCTGCGGCCCTTCCCGATTTTTGTATTCGCCTCCTTACAGATTCAGACGATTTAGTTGTTGATCCATTCGCAGGTTCAAACACGACTGGCGCTGTCGCAGAAAAGTTGGGAAGGAAATGGATAGCCATCGAAAACAGTAAGGAATATCTCGAAGCCAGCAAGTTTCGTTTTGATTTGTGAAAATCGCCTTCCATAACGTCACCTACGACTTGTTCAAAAAATTCGGACAAACAAAACAAACTGTGCCTAGTACAGTGACGGTTCCCGCACGCGTCTTAGGCACTATTTCGCCCGGGAGTACCTAATCATCGTTGGCAACTTGTCTTTGCCTCTGCCACACTGGCAGACCCGCCGTGGGCCACACGTTGGCCACGTGTCGCAAACCGCGCGGCACTGGCATCGGTAGGCCAATCTCGTTGCGAGCGCGAACGTTGGTTCGACGTTGCGAACACAGGCGCTCGACGGTCGTTGGCAAGATTCCCAAGTTTCACCCCCTCCCTCACGTGCGCTCGCGTACACGCGCGCGGGTGGGGGTACGGGTGAATAGGTGAAACATGAGAGAGAGAGTTGTTTTTTATTTGTATTTATGGACTTTTTGCATTTTTCAAGTTTCACCCTAAGGGGGTGAATCTTGGGTGAATGATGGGGAAACATGACGGTCATCTTGGGCGTCTGGAAGGTTTGGGTAAGGTTCAAGTTTCACCCTCCGATTGAAGTTTCACCCCGCGCTAAGCGATAGCCGCGCGAGGACCAACCGGCTCTTGGTGAGGTGGCAATCTCGATCTCGCCTTGTTGGCACAGCGTCTCGATCAACGACATGAATGTTTTGCTGTCCGTCTTCATCCGCTTGAGCAACACGCTATGCGGTAACTGGCGCTCGGGCGCTTCCTGCAGTTTGCGCAGGAGCTTGAGGCACTCGCCGTGGAACGGGTTCTCCGCAACATGGTTGTGGGCCATGAACAGCATCCGCCGCGTTTGATGGAGGATGAATTCGGTGGCCCAACGTACAGCGGTCGCATCGATCACGGGCGCGCGGTGATTACCGCTCACGGCGTAGAGCAGCGCCAGCTTGCGAATCTGCTCGGGCACGCGTCCCCACACCGTCGTGCCAACCGGATCTCCGCGGGCCTCGGCAGCCGAGTATTCGTCCTCGGAGACCACGCGCGCTTCGGTTAACAGCCGTCGCGCGGCGGTATCGGCCTCGACGATCTTAGGGACCGGATGAAACCGTTCCAGATTCCCGGTCCCCGGAGTGAAGTCGGACCACCATTGCGCCGTTTCCAGAATCCTTGCTGACGGATCGATGAGTCCTGGCTCCTGGCCCAGGCTTCGCTTGCCGCTTTCGACAATGAGCATGCGGGCAAAAAAGCCATTGGTCAGCATCCGCTCCGATAGCGCGGCGTAGTAGTGGGTAGGGATTGCCGTGCCATAAACCACGAGGCACGGTTGGTCGATCACCCCGGCAGCCTCCTTGCCCGCCTTGCGCCGCATCGGAAAGATGCTATTTGCCGCAGAATACATCGTCAGCAGCGTCCCAAGGATATTCTCGTGCCGGGCATCCTGGGATTTGTTGATCGATTGCAACAAGCCGTCGATTTCGTCGGTTTGAAAGAGCATCGACGGCGTGCGGAGTAGCGAATCTTGGATGCCTTCACCGGACGCGAACTTTTCCCCGAGTGCTTCGACCATGCCGACGCGGTGGAGAATGGTCGTATTGAGCTTGCGTGGCCAATCCTTGCCGACCGAGGAATAGGCGAGCGCTAACACATAGAGGTTAGTGCGGTTGTCGGCGGGATCGCGCACCTTTCGACCAGCGAGAATTGCCTGGAGCGCCAACGCGCCACAAAACGCGAGGGGAACGTTGGGATAGGGTGCGGTCGCTAGGCAATGGTCCATCACCTCGGACACGAAGCCGGGAACACGGAACAATACATCCGGCCAAACACCTGGATCGATATAAACTGGTGGAGGCGTGGAAGGTGCTGCGGGAGTGGCGACGCCGACGATCCGCGATAGATCAACATCGCTGCCGATAGATTCACCATAGCCCTGCGCGCGTAGGGCAACAGCTGCGGCGGCGAAGTCGCCGGCATGTTCGAGTAACGCGTAAACCGAGAACGGCGCGTAAGCCCGCTCGGGCTCGAACGGCGCGGCATTCGATGAGAAGACATAGAACACGTTGTCTTGGAGCGTCGCGCTCCAGCCGTCTTGCTTGCCAGGTCGTCGCCAACATTCGTTCTTGCCGCGCCGCACTAACTGCCAACCGTGCCGACGTAAGACTTCGCGAACATCGCCGCGCTCGTTGAACTCGTCACCAGGTCGACCACTGCCCGTCGATTGCGGATGCGATGCGACCGGCGGCAAGACCTCGTTGAGCGACAACGCAGCCTGGATCAAGATCTGCCGCTCGGCTTTGGTCAGCACGGCCACCGATTCAAACGTACCTTGCTCTAAGATGTAGCCTACGGTCGGCGCGCACAAAAACAACCCACCTTCGCCGCGGGTTTCAATGAGCGTCAGCGTGACTTCGAATTGCTCGCCAACCTTTCGTGGCACATGCCGTTTACCGGCGTAATCGAGCGGTTTCGAATCCGCCGCAGTGAGAGTTCGTTGTGCCAGCTTGCGATTCCCCGGAATCGCTGTCTCGCAGCGATAGACCACGTGCCGCCCGCCCGATTGCGAACGTTCGATGGTCAACTTCTCTACCAAGCCCGGGCACTGGGAGTCGACGAGCTCATACCAGGCCTGAAAGAGCTCAGCCTCGTGATCGAAATCCAATAACTCCAAATTCCCTGACACCGCGCCCGTCAGAATGCAGAGAGCCGGGGCGTCGGCAAACCACGTGCGCACCTGCCGATCCGTGGGCAGGCGACGTTGGTATTGCTTCCAGCCCGCGAGCGCGGGCCTTTTCTCCACCAAGAGGGCGGGAAGGACGCAGAGACCGGAACGAAGATAGGCGGACGCGGTGTCGAGCATCAAAACGGAATCTCATTAGGATCGTATTCACGCGGAACGATGGGTAACGCTTCAGGGAGTGGCCCTAACTCGTAATCGATGATTCGTTCGTAGGGATCACCTGCCACAGCGCGCGTCGTGATCCCGCGTGTCTCTGCCAAACCACCGCCGTCGGCGATAGCCAGGGCCTCGTCGACTGTGCCTGGAACTGGGTCGGGCGAGCGGCGTCGCCACCAGGTTTCGGCTTTGCGTCGCGCAAATCCCTCGTGTTCGAAGCAGATCCATTCGCTTTTGGTTTTATGCCAGCCGACGCTGTAATCGACACGAAGTGTGCGTGGAGCGTCTTCCGCCGCACCGCGCTTCACATGAATGCTGTAGTGGACGTCTTGGACAACGTGCTTGGTCGTCGTGACCTCACCTGAGAGCACACCGGCCTCGCTGGCCTTGGCCTCGTGCTTTTGCCGCTCCGGTGGTGGGAACTCAAACCCGCACTGCGGGCAACGGCCAAAACCGGCGGCGATGACCGCTTGGCATTCGGGGCATTCTTTGGCCGGCGCTTTGCCGTTGCCGCGTTCCTGTGTGGTGACCTGGATCTCGTCGACCGGACCGTGGCGCAGGACGTTGCCGCCGAAGTCGAGGACCAAGCAATTCTCTTTGCTGGGATGCAAGCGAAACCCGCGGCCGACCATTTGGTAATACAAGCCGGGCGACATCGTCGGCCGCACGAGCGCCACGCAATCGATGTGCGGCGCATCGAACCCAGTCGTCAGCACATTCACGTTGCAGAGGATCTTGAGCTCGCCCGCCTTGAAGCGTGCCAGCGTGGCGTTCCGTTCGGTTGTCGGTGTCTCGCCGCAAACAAAACCACATTCCAACCCGTGTTCGCTACGCAACGTCTCGACGATGTGTTGGCCATGCTTCACCCCCGAGGAGAAGATCAGACAAGCATTGCGGGATGCGGCATACTCGACGATCTCCGTGCAGGCCGCACGAACGAGCGCATCCTGATCCATCAGGCTCTCGACCTCGTCGGCCATGAACTCGCCGCCCCGCACGTGCAGCGACGTCATGTCGGCCTTGGTCTTACCTGCTTTGCTAATAAGCGGGCACAGATAGCCGTCGCGAATCAGTTCACGAACGCCGACCTCGTAGCAAATGTGATTGAGCAACCCATCTGGCGTGCAAATCGGTCCGGTCTTCAACCGGAATGGTGTGGCCGTGAATCCAATGACTCTTAGGTTCGGATTGACGACGCGGGCCTCGGCCAGGAACTGCCGATACATGCCGTCCCCCTCGAGGGGAATTAAATGGGCTTCATCCACGAGAATGAGGTCAAACGGCTCCAGATCGCAGGCCTTCTTGTAAATCGACTGAATGCCGGCCACCGTTACCGGATACCCAATGTCGCGTCGTTTGAGGCCTGCCGAGTAGATGCCAAAGCTCACCTCGGGACAGACCACGCGCAACTTGTCGGCGGTCTGCTCGAGTAGTTCCTTTACGTGCGCCAGGATCAACACGCGGCCATTCCACTGCGTCACCGCATCACGGCAGATCGTTGCCATGATCGGCGTCTTGCCGCCGGCCGTTGGGACCACCGCGCACGGGTGATCTTCCCGACGACGCAGATGGTCGTACACGGCATCGACGCATGCTCGTTGATAAGGACGCAGATCCATCGTTAAAACAATTCTCCGTTCCAGCGTTTTTCGCCCCGTTGGCGATTCATTTGTGCTTCAGTCAAGTGGAAGTGGTAGCGATCATTGATCGACCGGCAGCGGCGACACATCCGATTGCCCGGTCCGGTCGAATCGAACGCCTTGCGACACTTCAAACAGATTCGTCGTTGGGTTTGCACCGTGCCTCCAATCGTTCGATCTCGCGTTGTAGATACCAGTGGGCCTTCTTGAGATCGGTCAGACGCTGGCCTTTGTGGTCGGAACGGGCGACGTATTTCACGACGTTGCCCAGATGAAAACCCAACCGCCACGATTCGATCACGTCGATGACCTCAATTGGACTGAATGTGTAGTGCGGCGGATGGTCGATGGTCGATTGATTGCTCATAGGGTTCGATAAGAAGATGGATTTTGCCGCCAGCCATGACCTGACGACGAATTAACAACAAGCGGTCGATTTGCGAATCGTCTTCGTACGCACCACCTTGGGCGAGTGCGTCTAAGAGACTTTTGAGGAGGTTGTCTAGATCCCGTCTTCGTCGATCAGGCGGATGGACATCGATCTCGATTGCCAAGGAGCCAACGAGTGGCCGCACGCGTCGCCGCGCGAGGATCGCGCCAACCTTAGAGCGGTAAGCACGACCCTCGCGACTGACGAGCACGCGCGGGCCAACATGACGCCAGTAGTGGTTCACGCTCGGCGGATAGGGCAGATCGAGTTCGACCATCAGCGTTTCCAGGGTGGCGTACTGGCCGGCGTGCCGTTCATCGCTGCAGCGACTGTCGCTGGCTTTGCGGCGGCTGGCGATTCCTTCTTGGAAAATCCCTTGATCTCGTTGGACAACTCGCCGGTGTCGTTGCGCTTCTTGCAGCGGACGTGGATGATCAGCGGCAAGTTGTGCAACTCGACCGAGTCATTGGGGGCCAAGACGCCGACGGCTCGGCAAATCGATGAAAGTTCTTGTTGGGCAATCTTCCGTGCGGTCGCGTTGCTGTTGTCGAGATTCAGTCGTGCCCAGAGCAGCCGATTGACGTACGGGCCTTCGAGCACCTGGAACGTCAGCTGCAAATAGCTGCCGTTCCCGGATTTCGTGGGCTTCATCTCCGAATCGGTGATGACGGCCACATATTTGCCAGCGGGGATTGGTTCAAAATCATCTGCTGGTTCGACATTGTTGGCATCAAAGCCACTTAGATCTGCCATTGGATGTGTTCCTTGAATGAGTTGTTGGATGAATGGATCAGTAAGTTGTTAGTTACGACTTCGCCGACATGGCCTGCATGAAGGCAGGCCAAGACAACGGCAATTCTTCGGTGATGCCGTAGCGATTCTTGGCCGTGCACGAGGGTCCACCGACGCAACGCAGGATTCGTTCGCCGCCGGCTTTGCCAACGGCTTGCGCGATCGTTCGCTTGCGATTGAAACCCGCGTCCTCGGATTGCGTGCGCATCTTGCGCGTGGCGAAGAGGACCGCGTCGCACCATTCGCTCACCAAAGAAGCGGCATGCTTGTGCAGCCGCGGTGAATAGCGGTCGTACGGTGAAGACTCGGGATCTTCAAACCGTTCGACCTTCGAGTGGGCCAAGAGCAACACCACCATGCCGCGTTGATTACGCAGTGCGTTGAGATAGTCGATGATCTCGCGCCAGTAAGTCAGGGCGTGGGTGTAGCCCTTCGAATAACCACCATCGACTTTTTCAATCGAATTGACATTGGCTTGGGCGCACAACTTGTCCCAAACGAGGCGTTCGAGCCAATCGAGCGAATCAATCACGACGCTTTCGAAGTCGTGCGGCTGGGAGCGGAGTTCGAGCAGTGCCGCCAGCACTTCGTCATACGAAGTCGCCAGCGGAAACTTGTCGCAATCGATTTCATCCAGGCCATCCTCGGTCTGAATGAAGATCGGTTTGGGAGCTTGGGAGCCAAAGGTCGATTTGCCGATCCCTTCGACACCGTACAGCAAGACACGGGGTGGTTTGGAAATTCGGCCACGTTGGATTTGGGTGAGGAGTGTCATAGGTTTTTTGGTGAAGAATGTTGTGGTGATGGAATGGAACTACTCCGTCGGCGGGCAAGGTGTCCAAAAAAGTCAAAAAAAGTTGTTGAGCCCCGCTTTGAGCATGCGACTGCGCAGGCGCTGCAGTTGTCGATGAACGCCGGGGCGTGATTTGCCCGTGGCCGAAGCGATGCTTGCCACATTCTCGCTGCGCAAGCGACGAGCCAGCTTCTTGAGATCGGGAGGCAAGGTTTCCAAAAACAATTCCAAGTCGTGTTTCAAATCAACGAGCTCGCAAGGCGTGCGCGTCACTTGCCCCGTTCGTTTGCCATGGGCGTCAGATGTGACAGTCGCCCCGAATTCAACCTCACCGTCTTCGTCGGAAACTTTGGCATTGAGCGATTTCCCGCCACGCAGGAATGTGCGGCATTCGGCCCGGCGATGACGGCCGAGCGATTTCGCGTGACGATCCACGATGGCCGTGAGGTAGGCATAAAAATGCCCGCGCGACGGTTCGTAATCGGGAATCCGCGTGAGAACGGCGAGCGTAAGTTCTTGTTCAAGATCATCTCGCTCATCACGCGAGAAGGCCGCTTGGCGGCTCAAGCGCCGAGCCGTGCTGCGAATGAGATTCACAGCAAATTCATCCAAGACAGGAACGGCAGGGGAACTAACGGACGGGGCAGCTGCAAGGGAGGTCATCAGGACACCGGAGAAAGAGGTCCGCGACACACTGTGCGTCGCGTTACCCTCCGGCGGAATTGCAGCAAACGCGCGCAAAAAAATCGCGACAATTCCTAAGTGGAATCGCCGCGACGGTTTGCGCTGCGAAAAATTGAGTTTGCAGTTGCAGCAAAATGTCTCAACTGCAAACTTGGCTAATTTCTACTGATACTTCCCCAGGAACGGTGATTGAGGAATGGCTTTTGATTTCGTAAGGTCAATTATCCCAGCACATTTAGGTGAACTAGTTGTCATTTGAAATTAGACCACATTAACTCAAGGCTTTTAGAAATATTGTCTGGTGTTGGCATAATATGGGCCTTTGAGATTCTTTCTTTCCATAGTTTCTGTATCAGTGACTTTGCATAAACACATTTGAATTGCAGTCTTCTCAAGCCACCCGGCTGTACCATACTTTCGTCGGTGAGCAAAGGCCAGACTCCATTTCGATTCAAGTAGCCCGTGCTATCCAATGTAGAGTATGTAAACAGACCATCTTGAGCGAGTAGGTAGCCATTGAGATTTCGCGTTACTTCGAATGTTCTGAAGCTTCCATAGTCGAGCTTCTCAATGTTGAGAGCCCAAATATCACAGTATGAGCTTTCTGGCAGGTCTGACTTGTTTACTAAACTTTCCACCGCGAAGAATGCTGCATGTAAAGGGTTGTATGTCCAATCTAGCAGTCTTGTCGGAATCCCATGATGCTGCGCGAGCCCAACGACTTCATGAAATGGGAAATTAGCTCGGCCATCTTCGTATCTGTTAAAGTTGCTAAGAAAGAAGTCATTAATACTAGGCATCTTGCCCCCAGGCAATGGAAGTCCTTTTTCATTTAAAATGCGAGCAAATGACATAACAACGTGGAACTCGAACAAGGTGAGGTCAATGATTTCGCCTACACGTTCGTTGAACTCTGTTTTGTTTAAGTACACACTATGTTTGGCGTAAAGCATTCGACGCTCTTTTTCGAGCAATTCGCCATTCTGAATGCTTCTAAACACTCTATGTTCCAAGATATGACTTCTTAGAGACGACGGTTTTAACTCCCATTCGCTAGAAGCATGACCACGAAAAACCCATGGACATTCCCACCTATCACCATGCGACCAAGTAGGATGTGATCTTCGAAGGAGATTTAGCAGCTCATCTTCTGAATCTATTATTTCCGGTTGAATGCTTGGCATGCGTCATCCTGGAGTTGGCACAAAAAAGAATTGAATCTCGATTGGTTCGTTAGCATCGCGACGCGAGCTCTAATGACCAATTTGATCAACGGACGATGATGTTTCTTCAATATCTTCGGATGGCTATTCTATAATCTAAAGCAATACATGCAGAGATTAGACCCTTGATCTAATTCAAGGGCATGAAAAAGGCCCCAGCCATTAATCGCTGAGAATCATGCAATTAATTGTTTCTCGTCAGCGATTGTAAGGACCTTACTGTAGTGGTGCAAACTTGCCCGAGCGGCGACACGGTAATGCTATGCGACTGAAATCGTAGGACGACTCTAGCAGCTACATTCGTATTCAACCTACGTGTTTAATAATCGATTCAGATCTTGGGCAACATCGCGTAAGAAATTGAGTTCTCGGGCTTCTTCATCTTGAAAGCAACGTGTGACTTCGTAATTGCGAATCCCGGCCTGTTTCGCCAACCAGCGATTTGTCGGAAACGGCAAGAGTCCCGGCGTTCCCGTCCGTACTTGCGAATCCAAGGCGTGGTCGCGGGCCGCTTGCACATGCTCCTTCAAAACGTCACGCAGCCGATCGATTTTGCCCGCGAAATCCGCCCGGCGTCGACGTGGGCTCAGCTTTACTCCAATGCTGGCGGGCCGTTGCAATAGTAATTCCGCGAACAGACTGGCATCAACGCGTAACGCTCCGGCCTCGAGAGTCGTGAACGCTTCGAGCGCAAGGCAGATGTTGGGCAAACATTGCGACCACGCGACGGCGTCAGCTTCGCAGGGCGTGATGACGATAGAAGCTGGCTGCTTTAAAAGCGCATTTTGGGCAGCAACATCTTGGTAACGATCTGGATGTCTGGCAAACACCACTTCCCAGCGGCGACCATTGATCGTCGGCCGACCAATTCGCCACAACTGATCAGCGAGAAGTTCTGCGGGCTTGAGTGCGGTGATGATCGGCGTGAAAGCGAGCCGCAGAACAGACGGCACGTCGATCTTCCATCGCCGCAGCAAACGCGGATCGATTTCTGAAGGACCGCATTCGGGACAACAGAGATAGGTGTGCGGCGTTCCGCTTGGCGAGAATAACTGCTGACTTTCGGCCAGCTCGTCGCAACCCCGACAACGAGCGCAGGAAGCGGCCTGCGCCGGACGCAGCAGCTCGGTTTCTAGGAACCGCCAATCGTGCTCAGGAAGCTTGGGACAATTGTCCGCCGCGATGATAGCCGGGGTCTGGTTCAAGCGGCTCAAAATCCAAGACCATGGGGCGCGAGACATCGATTTGCCAACGTTTTAAGGAATCGCGAATGATGGCGACCCGCTCGGGTCGACGATGGTTGAGCGCGCAACAGTTGGGATACGTGATCTCCACTGTCTCAACGCCTGGCTTACGGCCCGGTTTTTCCAGAAACTCAAACCGCAGCGCCGCTTTGGATACATGCACATCCGCGAGCGAAATGTTCCGCTTGTTGATCCATTCATCAATGGCGGCGTGAATATCATCGTTGTCGTCGGTAACTTCAATGGTGTTGCGCCGGCCATTCTGGGTACCCATCAGGCGTAATGACCTGATTTGAACACTGATCTTGTCTTGGGGATTGGTGGTCAGTCGGAACGTCCGATCCTTGAGCAGATCCAGGTCGTAGACGGCATCTGGTTCCCAGGGCGGGAGCGTGATGCCGAAGACTTCTTGGGCAAAGATCTTTTCCAGGCAGGATTTAATCTTCGGGACCATCTTCGCGGAGAGTTCTAATGATCCCTCATGCCGGTTGTAGGCGAAGACCATGCTAAAGGTACTCCGTATTTCCACTGGTTGCAGTTCCTGGTGCTCATCATGCGATGTCACTTGCCGCGCGAAATCGTCGGGGTAGGCATAGAAATACAAGATGCCTGACGCATCTTCGCAAGCTTCCACCGTGCAAACTCCCCCGCGACCTTGGGCGCGAACAAGATACTCCGACAACGCACTCCCCAGCCGAGCCAGGAGAATCCGATTGACATCGATCCGCTGCTTCGGCAGATCGTTCCGCTTCCGCCACCAAGTGATGCTCGTGGTGCGCAAGATACGCAGCGCGTCTTGGAAATATTCCGGATGCTCGAGACGCGTCCAAGCCGAGCGGTAATACAGGCCTTCCGTCGGCATGTTGGCCGCGAAGTCTGGCACACCTGCCTTGTTAGCCGCTTGCGTGATGGCCTCCATGCCCTTATCGCAAGCCAAGTCAAATATGTCACGCAACTCGTTTTCGATCCGGAGCTGCGACTCGTGCGGCTGAACATTAATGGCATTCTGGAGTTTTTCCACATCCCGCTCGCGAAGGCCTTTCCAGTTCCAGTGGAACTGGATGTAGCCCTGCTGCCGAAACAACTGTTCGAGCAAGTGATTGGGAACCATCCGTAAGACCGTCGGAATCGAGAACTGCCGCGCCATGATTTTACCTCGACATTTGGGGGTGATCGTTTTCGCTCTAATCTATACAAACGTACACGTAATGCAAGGGTTTTTGCTAGCATATTTTTGGGTTCTCTTAACTTGCTTTGAGCCAATCACTTGCGTTGCGACTTTGGAATTCATGCCAACTTTTTTGGACACTCGGACCCTCGACCGGGTAGTTAACAAGCATGAAACACGATCACGATGCAGCTGACATTCAATACTCGCTTGAGCCGTCCGAACTGACGCCCCAGCAGCGGTTTTCTGAAATCGCGGCTATCTTGGCGCGGGGCGTTCTGCGCAGGCGAAAGATCCTGCGTCTTTCGGAAAACACGGCGAATTTGGCCCTTCCAGAATCTCCTATGGCAGGCCTTGATGTTCCGCTACAAACCGTGCTGACTGGTGATCATGGTTTTGGCAAGTCGCCAAACAAAACGAGCCGACAAGGTGGTGGAACACCTAGCCGGCTCTAACCACAACCAGTCCTTCGGAAGAAAGGGCCAATCATGGCTACGGTCGATTCTAGCACTCCGCGCCCAGCGCTCAATGTCGAGAAAGAACTCGCGGCGCTCGAACGGATGACGGTGAACCAGCTCCGGGGCAAATACATGGAGATCTTTGGCGAACCGACAAATTCACGCCACAAGCAATGGTTAATCAAGCGTACTATCTGGCGGATGCAAGCGAACGCCGAAGGCGATCTCTCGGAACGGGCGCGGCGGCGAGCCATGGAACTCGCCAACGACGCCGATCTGCGGATGATGGCTCCCCGCGTCAAGAAACCGAATCCCGAGGCCGTCGAACGAACGATTACCGTCGAGACCACGATTCAGCCTTCGACGGATTTGATGCCCGGGATGATGTTGCGCCGCGACTACAAAGGGCGAGCGGTCACCGTGCTGGTATTGGCGGACGGCTTTGAGTTCGAAGGCGAGCGCTATAAATCTCTGACGGCCATAACGCAAATCGTGACCGGCAAGCATTGGAACGGGTTTCATTTCTTCGGCTTGCGCAAGAAAGCGGGTGCCCTATGAAATCCCAAAAGAAACCACCCGAGAAGCCGAAGGCGTTTCGTTGCGCGATCTACACCCGCAAAAGCACCGAAGAGGGCCTTGAACAAGAATTTAACACTCTCGATGCCCAGCGCTACGCCGGCGAAAACTTTATCCGCAGCCAAGAGGAAGAAGGCTGGGTTTGCCTACCGGAACTGTACGACGACGGCGGGTTCACCGGCGCAAACATGGATCGCCCGGCGCTGCGACGTCTCTTGGCCGACATCCAAGCGGGCAAGGTCGATTGCGTCGTGGTCTACAAGGTTGATCGCCTAAGTCGCAGTCTGCTCGACTTCGCCCGGATCATGGAGACCTTCGATCGGCACAAAGTCTCATTTGTCAGTGTTACCCAGGCGTTCAACACCGCTTCGTCGATGGGCCGGTTGGTCCTCAACGTCTTGCTGTCCTTCGCTCAGTTCGAACGCGAAATGATCAGCGAACGGACTCGGGATAAGATCGCCGCCACGCGCCGCAAAGGCAAATGGTCGGGCGGCATGCCGGTGCTGGGCTACGACGTTTTGCAGACCAAACTGGTGGTCAACGAGGCCGAGGCGGCCATGGTAGGCCAGATCTTTGAACTGTACCTAGAACAACAGTCAGCCTTGGCCGTCGTTAAGGAAATTGATCGTCGAGGGTGGCGAACCAAGCGTTGGACGACGCGGAAGGAGACGGTACGTGGCGGCCGACCCTTCAATCGTAACTCGCTCTACGAACTACTGACCAACAACGTTTACATCGGCAAAGTGCGTTATAAGGACGAGGTGCATCCGGGCGAACATCAAGCGATCATTGGCGATGAAGTTTTCAACCAAGTCCAAATGCTTTTGCAGCGCAACGGTCGCAACGGGGGCAAGACGGTTCGAAACAAGCATGGAGCCTTATTGCGGAATCTGCTGTATTGCACCGCGTGCAAGTGCGGCATGAGTCATTCGTACACGACCAAGGGAACCCGACTGTACCGGTATTACGTCTGCAATTCAGCACAGAAACGTGGCTGGGAGAGTTGTCCATCGCCGTCGATTCCCGCGGGCGACATCGACCATTTCGTCGTGGAACAAATCAAAGAAATTGGTCGCGACCCGAATATGTTGAGTGCGGTTCTGAAGCAGGCTCGAGAGAGTTCGGATAAACAGGTCTTGCTCCTGAAAACGGAACTCAGCAACTTGCGAAACAAGGTTCTGTTGTGCCATATCGGCGAAAATAGAACCGGGGTTGGGCAAACGGAGCAGAGAATTGCAGAGTTGGAGAATGAACTACGGGCTCTAGAATCGCAAGTCATCAGCGACGATGAGGTCGAAAGCGCACTTAAGGATTTCGACGAGACGTGGAATTGCCTATCATCGCGCGAGCAAAGCCGAATCATCTCGCTACTGGTCGAACGTGTCGCCTATGACGGGTTAGCAGGAAAACTTTCAATCGCTTTGAGACACACGGGAATCTCGGGTCTGGCTGCTAAAAGTTACGAAAAGGAGTCCGCATGATCACGCTTGAAAGATCGATTACATTTTCTAAGGTTCGCTCGACTTCGAAACAGAAGAGTGAAAGGCAAATCAAAGCGGAAAAGGCGCGAGTTCCGCGTATATCTCGCTTGATGGCACTCGCCATTCGATTCGACCAGTTGATTCGAGATGGCATAGTGACGGATCAAGCGAAACTTGCACAGCTAGGAAAGGTGACACGTGCACGGTTGACTCAGATCATGAATTTGCTTTGCCTATCACCGATAATTCAAGAGCAAATCTTACATTTACCTCTAGTCTCAAAGCAACAGAAAGCTATTACCGAGAAACAATTAAGGCCAATATCATCGATTCCCGACTGGAATCAACAGTTAAAGTCTTGGATAACAATAAACGCTCACAAATAAATGGTGAAGATGTATTTGGGAGTCAACCACCTTACGTATTTGCCAAATGCATGCGTTCATTAACTCTTAATCGGCTGCAATGTCTGACCCTCAATTCTCAGTAATTCTTCTAAGGTGTAATTCGTATCGTAAATGACAGGGCTGTTATTTCTGCTGTATATCTTCAGAACAATTCGTGCGCCATCTCTTAACTGTTCTTCTAGTGGTTTGGTGTAGATTTCATGACCTGATCTTGAGTGAATCAGCATTTGCTGCGAGAACATGCAGGCCACTGATTTAACTGCTAATTGGCCTGGATGGATGTTTTCTAGCTCCATAATATCGGCAGAGTATTGGTCAGATAGATCTGGGTAACGAGCCGCATGCCGTACTAAATCTTTCTCAGAGAATGTACCGATATGACAGTGAGGGGCTACCTCCATCCTGACTACAACATTTTCAGCAGTTGCATTTCCGATATTTGTCAAATGAGCATAGATCCCAATGCTGCTCAACTCTTTCTTGGACCTTTTGATTTGAAGTTCGAGATCATAAGCCGGACTGAGTTTCGGGTAGAACATAGCCTTTAGAACTTCGTGATGCATGACATAGCAAGAATCAAGACTGCGAAGGTAGTACGCACCATGAAACATCCCTTGATATGGCTTGTGTTGACCATTAGGAACAAGCACAACGACTATGCCTTTCTTGCCGTCACTATCCATCACATAAGGAATTATTTCTATTCCACCCAATTGTGGTCGAATGAAGTCAAACTTTGCTTTTCGAATGTATTCAGCAGTTTCTACGCAGTCTTCCAGTAAGTCCAACTTTTGAACAACATCCCTTTTATCTTCTTTTGTCTTATCGTCATTCGCATAAACACCAATAATGAGAACCCCACCTTCGGTATTTGCGAAGGCAGAAAAAGTTTCGCATAGCGCCTCCCTTAATTGCTTGAACTTCTGCTTCGTAGAAACCCCTGCTTTAACAATTTCGCCTGACTTGAATTCAAGAAATTCATCTTCCTGCCAACCTTCGTCGATTCTCGACTTCAACCAAGCATCGAGGTCGCCCTCGTTTTCTTGAATTTCTCTGAATAATGTCTCTGCTCTAGAATTCATCTTGTCCTCGTGGTGAATTGTGTACACTGCTGGTATGAAAGCCGATGATCTCGAGAAAATGAGTGGGGATGCTCTTCAGACTTTCCTGTTGGCTCATTATTCAACTACACGGCTTAGCAGCGAAGCATGCTTTCGCGCGATTCTCTATCGTATCGTAGCCGTGAGGAAGGAGTGGATCCTTGAGAAATTCTCTAGCGACGCGTGGTTGGCGGTGGCATGGGAGATCAAGAAGTAGTCGTGCCTGAAGGTGTTTCTATCTCAAACTCCTTAATAGGAGTCATTTCTGGGAGTTGGATTCTTTTGAAAATTGAATGCGATTCAGGCAATCCAATATTTTCAATTATTTTGTAAACCAAAAGCTGACCTGAAACATTGTGATCGTTTTGAGTCGCATTATAAACTTTCACTTTGCTGCTACGTCGCTTATTAAGACTAAATTCCGATAGAAGCAACAAATGCTTCGCACAAACAATCATGTCCGGAACCGAGTGCGTTGGAAACAAGACCGCAGCGTTCTCACGCAAACGATTCTCAAAAGTTCCCGAAATAGGTTCAACCATTCGCATATCCTTGTCTAAATCAAAAGCATAGATACCGCTAAACAGGTTTCCTACTCGGTCTAATCGCGAATTGTGAATTAGCAGCTTCGCTATTGCTATATTGACTAATCCTTCTTTTAGGTTCTTTGAAGTTAAACGTTTTTTGACTTCGATTATTCCTCTCACCGCATCAGGCAAAACAACCACAAATTCGCCAGAACGCATAATAGGGGCATACTCAGAACTGTCATGAATGATGATGTCAATTTGGGGTGACGCTCCAATTAAAGACCCTTTCTTCTTCTTTTTGTAGATCGAAATATCTGTTGTTTCGCCAATAATAAAGCCCGTATCAACACTGAACCTCGACGGAAGAGAGTTCCTTAGGAATGAACGCACGATATCCTCGCAATAACCACCTTCGGAGGGATGGTGGTGCTTTTTGCCGATCAGTCTCTCGACTTGCTGGTACAGTTGCAGCATTGACCGAGCTTCATTGCTATGGAACTCTGCAAGATTTATCAGCGGTGCATTCTTTGGAGTTTCAGACATAGTGTTTAAGAATGTGTTGAGTATCGGTTAGTTATAACTGGTGAATCGCCATCAAAAGCGAACCCCACACTATGCTTCGCTCGCGTGACAGCAACGTGTAGTTTATCCTTAGCTGTTTCTAGATGCTTCAAGTCTCCAGATTCGAGATATTTCTTGATTGGACCTGTTGGAGCGATTAACACATGGTCGAATTGCATGCCTTTTGATGCTCCATAATTGATGGCATCTTGCTCAAAGGAAGCGGAGTTTTTGTTGTAACGAAGGACCTGAGGCTGAAATCTACGAATGTAATCAGCAATAACTTCCTTGCCGACAATAAATACACCTTGTAGCGTTGGTACTGAGCTTGTAATTGATACCATCGGCTCCATGCCGGGCCACAATCCATTTGCGAAATCACAGATCGCTTGATTGCAACGATATGTGTGGTTCATAGCATCTGCAACTTGACACAAACCCTTCCTTTCCCATTTCTTGACCAGATCAATGACCTTTACGCCAAGGTACTGTTTATTTCTTGGAGAGACGTTTGTTTGATAAATATGCTGCCTAGGGTCGCCGACAAGCGTAACACGGATGCCAGAACTCAGCAGTTGGCAAATGAAGTCCCAGTCCCATCCTGAAAGGTCTTGGAATTCATCAACATAAATATCGGTATAAATCCGCCGCAACCGCTTGGTGACACTGTTGCCTGATAAGTTCTCGCACTCGAAAACGAACTTGGACAACTTGTCTGAGTAAATCCGATTGCCTTCAGCAAAATAAAACGGTTTTGTTTTATATTCAGGTATGCCTCTTGCTGATTTGGTGTTTAGAAAACACAAACCATCTATCCTGCCCTCAGAATACTTGGAATTCTGGTAGGGCCTAGCACATTCTCGAATCAAAAAACCGAACCATGACATCACGTCAACATTCTTAGGAACACCGGAACAAACTTCACCAAACTTACTGATGATTTCTCGGACATTATTATTTGTGAATGAGATGATCGCTATACGACGTTGCTTGTCACGAATGGCATCATTTACCAGCCGTGTGGTTTTTCCAGACCCAGCACAAGCAATAACAACACTATTTTGGCTGAAGGGCATTTTCGATGTACTTAGGAGCTACCCAAGGAAGATCTGTTTCAAAAAACTTCAAAGCGCAATCTGTTTTATGCTTGCTCATGTGGGCTAAGAGTTTCTCGCGATTAGGATGGCTCGTGTTCAGAATAGCATTAACACTTTCTACAGAATTGACTTTTAATAACTGCGGTTCAAGAGTTGGATGATCTTCGTCCTCATCGAAACACACTTTGATGTTCTCTTTGCAGAAGTAATCCTTGTACTTGGTTTTAAGTCCTGCAACCTTTTTGTCATTGTCTGTGAATACGGTAACCTTCAAATTAAGATGGTCTGCTATCTCAAGGAAACGCTTAAATGCGAGCGACCCAACAGATATGACATCTACTCCCTTTTCGATTGGAAGACAGCCATAAAGCTTTTTGAAAATACTCTGTACAATCAAGTCGTCAGATGGGCCTTCAACTAAAATGCAATGCTTTGAAAGGATTAGCCTTAACGTATCATATCCTGGAAGCTTCAAGAAATAGTTCTTAGTTTCTTCAGTTAGACCAGATAACAACAGCGGCTTGGTGCTTGGGGAAATAAGCCTCAAGTTATCAATCCCAAGTTTGTTCAAGACAAACGCACTATGAGTCGTAATGATCACTTGCCTATCAGCGCAATCTGTAGCTATGTCATTCATTAGCATGTTCAGATTGGAATGTGACAAATGATTCTCCGGTTCTTCAATCAACAAAACACGTGATTGCAGAGAGTCCGCGATAGCAAGCCTCATCTGGATTCGGCATTGCTCACCTTTGCCTGCACAATCGAATGGCAAATCATCAAGATGAGCCGCAATAGCACTGTCCCAAGATGAACGTGAAGAGAGATCTACTTGAACTGTTAGCTTTTTGGTAGTGGCGGATTTTCCCTTTAGTTTGAGATGGTCATTGATGGCCGTAACCCCTTTCTCCTGTGAGAAGCCATGACGCATCTTCTTGTATGCAAGTGAAAGATCACGACGTTGAGCTACCGTTAGTACGTCATCAACTAACTGTGAAACGTATCTGTTCGGCCCTCTAACCATACGCGGCAAGCTAGTGTCAATGGTTTTTGATTTAAAGGCTATTTTCTTGTTTACGATGTTGTTGTCTGTGAAGGACCTCCAAAGGCATTTATAAAACTCAATCGGGATAATGGGAGGATTGAGAAAATCCTTGGCGTAATCAACTAACGCTTCCGCGTGATCATCATCAATTTCAATCTTCAGCTTAAGACCAGGACAATTCTCGTGCTTTGTGTTATTCCGTCCGGATAACCACGCTATGTTAGGGTCGTCATCATCACTAAGATACGCTTCTATCAAAATGCTAGGCGGGCTTGCTTGTTTACCTTCGCGTATCGCTTTGAAATAAGCCGCAACCGCATCAAGATTGAACAAATAAGGATCAAGGGACTGCTCTATAAATCTTCCGCAATACTGTCTCGTAAGAACAAGATGGATTGCTTCAAGAATGGAAGATTTCCCTGATTCGTTGTCTCCAACAATTACGGTTACCTTGTCATTCAAAGACAAATCAAACTTCGTAAGGCGCTTATAACCCTCGATATAAATCCTTGTGACGTGCATAATCCTGCCCCACAGTAGCTTGCCTAAAAAATCCTGAAGACTCGAAACAGAGGTATTATCAGAGGTTGATCGTGACTTGTCAAAGCAGTTAACCTTTGAACAGATACCCACGAGCTTTGACATGTTTTCTAAGTTTTTCAATTTGAATTAGTTGCCACTTTTCCCGTAATGAAGCATTGCATGGAAATTCGGGCAAACCTGTCGCAGGTCAGTCTCCGTACGGGCGGCATCCTGTGATTGAGCATGACCCTAACCCTCTTCGGAATTTCTCCCTATCTCTAGCGCGAAAACGCCCGAAAAGCAGCTGCTGGAAGCGCATGAAACGAATCGCTTAGTCGTACGTTATATTGTTGGGGATTAATGCGCTCGTCTTGAGAGTTCGATTGCCAATGTCGCACAGTTGGGCGATTTGATTTGGAGTATCGCGTATGTATCGAACCGAATGTTTTTTACTCACTTTATTGGCTTGCATGGGCTGTCAGCGCGACCCAGTGCTACCGCCACCGAATCAAGTTGCCTCCGGTGAAACGGTCGAGACGAGCAAGCCTAACATTGCGTTTGAGAAAAAGCCTGTTTCAGCTGAATCGGCCCTGAGCGTGGAGACAATCTTCGACACGCTAACCGCCAATAGCTGGGCCAGTTTGCCTCTCAGCAAGGGGCATCCGGATCACAGCGTCTCTACTTTCCAGGCAGATGGCACTTATTCTTACGAGTACTTTACTGACCATATTGTTCCGGCCACGAAGGGAAAGTGGAACCTGCAGTTTCTTCAGGGGCAGTGGTACCTCTGCCAGGACAATGGAAAACGTAGAACTATCACCGTTAATGAGGATGGCAGCATTACACTGCATCACGGCAAGCTGTACCCGCACAAGCCGCTGCAGCGTCAGGAGGGGCAGACAGCCGTAACACTGCCGACGTTGCAATTAATGCCGAAAGTTCAGGAAATCGTCCAGCGCATGACTGGGCAAACATGGAAGCGGGCGAACGACATAGACTTGCGTAGGGAACCCACGCTGGTTCGTTTTCAACCCGATTGGACTTATGTTGCCACCTATCGGAACGGAGAATGCAAGAGCGAAGGCACTTGGTACGCGACAACGGATGAGATAATCGCGGTGAGCCCGAAAGGTCACTGTGATGACCGGCACGGCACCGGCGGCGATTCGCTCACAGCCGAGGTCATCGACGACCGGAAGATTCTCGTGAACCGGGATCTCTATGTACCCGAGGATGAGCCAGTGCCGCGCGGGATCATCTGGGGGCTATTGGGATTTGAACCAGTAGTCAGCATCCGCGCTGAGTATGAGATGCCCATCCGCGTTGGCAAGTCGGTTCGCTTCGATGTGACGATCACCAACGGTGGCCGCGACACGCTGAAGTTAGATAGATTCTCACTTAGCCCCGCTTACAGCAACTATGGTCGCGACCTTGGTAAACCTGGGGAGCAGCCAGTACTGCCAGCTGACGAAATTGCCGGTATTGACCTGGAGGGAAAAATGCTGGCTCCTTCCGAATCACACACGTTTCGTCTGACAGCGGAATTGCCAAAAGCAGGACAACAGTGGGTCTACTTCAATGGCTTGGTGTCCGGGCCAACGCAAAACTGGGACATCCATCGGGCGCATGAGCTGACTGTGAAGGAGTGATGCGGTTCGTGACATAGAGGATTTGCACGTGGCTCGGCATGCCTGCACCAAGGAATCTACATGGAATTCCGAAACCCGTTGCTTTCGGTCCCCCGAAACCAAACGGGTTGTTAACCTAGCGGCCTACTTAAAACAGAGAGCGCGAGAGTATCTGGCGAGATTACCATCAAGATCGCGACCAACTTGCAGCTAGAGAAGTTATAGAGAACTCTCGTAATCAGGCCGACTCAAGAAAATCCATGCAATAGACTCGCAAAACGTCAAACGCCGGGAGCTCTTGCTCTTGGCGTTTTGTGTAAACCCATGGGTCGGCGGTATTTCCGCAGATTTGAAAAGCTCAAAAACGGGCTGACTCAGCGGCGACTGATTGATTAACAACGACATTACTTAAATACTCCAGAAATTGAAAGCAACTCATTGTGGCTAAACAGGTTAAGGCATAGCATAACTGCTTCACAGCCCGGAATGAGTGTTTGCCCTTTTGTATTCACTTCCAAAAAAAATACCGCGGAAGCTGCGGATAATTTAGTACAAGCCAAATCCCATTTTCTGCGTGAGTAATATTCCTGCATTGCCAATCGGTTCAGACGATTAAGCGATTTGCTCTTCCTAAAGTAGTAGATCGCCGGCGTTGAAGATATCCAATGAAAACTAGACCAATAAATCCCAGCAAAGCCCACGTCCCCGGTTCGGGAACTGGTGTGAGGAGATAAACACTAATCCCCGCATTCTGTCCAACCGTACGCCCAGTTCCAAGAATATAAAGAGGCGATCCACCGGGTGTTGTGCTAATCTCGCCCGGGACGGTGGAGCCGTAGACGCTCGACAAGTATTGCCAGCCCTCGGCCGTGAGCCCGCCTTCGACCAGACTCCCCAGATCATAGAACCCCGCGTCGAGACTCCACCAAAAAGCGCGGTCGCCCACCAACGTGTTGCCGTTATAGAGTCGGTAGCTGCCGAGGACCACTCCTTCCTCGGTCAGCAGCGCAGGAGCGGTATAGCTGTAGTTATCGGGCAGGAAACTGAACTCCAACGCCGTGGTGACGTTCGTTGACGGGTCGTAGAACCAGCCTGACTGGCCGAGGCTTCCGACACGTTCTGTGTACCCCAGGACTTGCCCCGCTTCATTGAGCTGCTGAATATTGTTGTTGCGGTAGGTTCCGCCCACGGTGGTATTTGTTGGGGACGACTCGTATGCACTACCCGTGAGGCCGATGAGCTGGGTATTTGTGCCGCTGAACAGCCAAGCGTCACGGCCGAGGAAGTCTCCGGCCGAGTTACGGCGCTGGGTAGTGCCGAGAACTTGTCCGGCTTCGTTCATTTGCGCGGTTGCCGAGAGGCGATATGTCCCGCCGCCGGTGCCAGTAAACGCGTACTCATAACCAGGTCCAGTCAACCCGATCATTTGCGTGGTGGTGCCGTTAAAGTACCAGGCATCTTCGCCGAGCGTTTCACCCGCGGTATTGTAACGCTCGACGTAGCCGCGGACATGCCCGGCGTTATTCATCTCTTCGGCATAGTTATAGCGTATCGTTCCGCCATTAAGGCTGGTACTTGGTTTCTCGTAACTAGTGCCGGTCAGACCGATGAATTGCGTGCTGATGCCGTCGAAGAACCATGTGTCTTGTCCCAGACCATTTCCCGAGGCGTTGTAGCGAAAGCTGTACCCGCGAACGTGTCCGGCTTGGTTCATCTGCTCGGGATAGGAGTGACGAGCGGTACCAGTGCTATCCGTGTACTGGTATACGCCGCCGATGAGACCGATGCGCTGGGAATTAATGCCATTGAAGAACCAAGCGTCCTGGCTATTGGAGATGAACCCCAAATTGGTCGTAGGCCGTGAAAACCCGCTGGCCTGTCCCGCATCATTCAAATGATAAACGAGAGATCCGCGAACCGTCCCGCCTCCGCCACTGGTGTATTCGTAGCCGGCTCCTATTAAACCTATGATTTGAGTAGTACTGCCGTTGAACAGCCAAGTGTCCCCACCGAGGCCGCTGCCTGTAGCGCTGCGACGACCGGAGCTGCCGATCACTTGCCCGGCTTCGTTGATTTGCTTCACTTCTGAGCCGCTATAGGTTGCACCCGCAGAGTTGGGGACGGCAGACTCAGCGTTCAGGCCGATGAGCCGCGTGCTGGTGCCGTTGAATAGCCAAGCAACTTTACCTTGGTTCGTTCCTGTAGAACTGTAGCGATCGGAGTAACCGATGACCTGTCCGGCATTGTTCATCTGCACCGCTTCATTGGTGCGCCAGATCCCGAAGGTGCTGCGAGTGTATTCGTAATCGGTTCCGACCATGCCGATGAGAAGCGTGGTAGTACCGTTGAAGAACCAAGAGTCGCGGCCGAGTTGAGCGCCTGTAGGGGACTGCCGAAAAGTGTACCCGTGAACTTGCCCAGCCTCGTTCATATCCTGGCCAACGGCGGAACGGGTGGGAGGGCCGCTACTCGTTTTGTCATATCCACTTCCGGTCAACCCGATGGGGATCGTGCTGTTGCCGTCAAAGACCCAGATGTCTTCACCGAAGCCTCCTCCGATATGTCCACGCAGGTATGAGTAGCCACGAACATATCCGGCCTGGTTCATCTGTTGGGCAACGCTGGTATAAGCTTTTCCGCTACTGGTAATGTTCACGTAATCGCTGCCAGTCAGGCCAATTTCCGTGAGGTTGTAACCAGCGGGCGGTGTCTGCCCTTGGACTCCGAACATGACACCGCAGTAGATAATCAAAGCAACTAAGATGCGCAACAGAGCGCAGCTTCGCATAGATTGATCAAAATGAATCAAATGCACGCCGAGCAGCCCCTTTTAGTGATGCGTCAGAAGAGATACTCTCTGAGTACGAAGACAAATACCCAAACCTGTTCCACAACGATGATAATGGCTGTCAATAAGATTGTCATCTATCTTAGATGTAGAAAATCTATCTGAGCCAAGGGTGCTAAATATCAAGCGGTTTAAAGAAACTCGTTTTGATCACGGTTGGGGACCTCTCTAACTAGTGCATCGCGATCTCTAAGTATTCAAAAGCACACCAAATGGGAATATTTAGTCGCGACCGGCTGGTTAACAACGCAACATCAGAAAAGATTTCCCAGAATATTCACAACCGCATTTACGCTAATGACTTAAGCGAAATCCTGATGTCGGGTGATGCCTAAATCTGAGAAAAGCCATGGTTAGAATGCCGCCATGTTTCGACCCGCATCTCATCACACCGAGGCACTGCCCACCGCGATCTACACGCGACAATCTCGCCCGCGCTCAAGTGATTTGACGTCCTGCGCCGCACAACGCTGGATTTGCTCTGACTTTTGTCGTGAGCAAGGTTTTCTCATTGCACAGGATGTTTTTGATGACGAAGGCGAATCAGCGAAACCTTGGATCGTCCGGCGCTGCAGCGCCTTCTAAAAGCAGTCGAGGCCCGCGAAGTCAGTCGGGTCGTGGTCTATGGCATCGATCGGCTGACACGCAAGTTGTTCCATCTACGCAACTCTTGGAAACATTCGAACGTTTTAAGGTGGCACTGAGCGTGGTGACGGACCCGAAATTCGGGGAATCGGCCGTCAACCGTCTGACTTCGAACATAATCGCTGCGGCCAGCGAGTTTCAAATGGAAATCACCCGCGAACGACTCGCTGACGCCAGGACGGCTCTTAAAAGCAAAGGGCGACGGGTCGCGGGGCGTGTTCCGTTTGGCTATCGAGCCAACACGGCCACCAAGCAGCTGTTTGTCGAACCGAATGAAGCACGGGTCGTTCGGCAGATTTTTCGTTGGGCGGCTGCTGGGATGCGGCCGCAGCAAATTGCCGACCAACTAAATGCCGTAGGCGATGATCCGACGACGGTTATTTGGACTGCCCGGCGGATCCTAAAATTGCTCTCCAATCCGACCTACACGGGTGCCGTTCGCCACGGCAATCGAACGCTCTCTGGTTGCCATGAAGCACTGGTCGAATCAGAGACGGCCGTGCGTATCCATGAAATGATCCAAGCTCGCCGCTCTCGAGTTCCGGGGCGTACCAAGCAACAATGGGACTGGTCCCTGCGGGAGATTTTGATTTGCGATCAGTGCGGTCGGGCCATGAGCCCCAGTGTTTCGGGTTTCTCTTCTGGAGACGGAGCGGGCTCGCGCACACCCGCACGTAGGATGGGAGTGGTAGATGCTTCCAAGGCCCAACGTAACTTAATCTGAGGGCTCACTGTCTTGATGTCACGTATTACCGTGCGTTAGACCACCGTCACTTTTCCAGTGACGCCGCAAAGGGAGCTAGATTGTCTGGAGCTGTAGATTGCCCCGCCGCACGAGCTTTCTGACGATTGGCAATAGCAATCGTAGCTAACTCAATTGCTTTATCCTTAGGATAATAACCAAGTGCAGGATCCTCTAGTTGTAGCATACCCAGCATACTGCGTACTCCCGTTTCTGTTATTTTGGTATCGCTCATATCCAATTTTTGCAGTTGTGAAAACTGAGCAATTTTTGCCGCAGTAATGTCATCACAATTTGTGCCGTTGAGCTTCAGAATTTTTAGTTCAGGATTATTACCTAATTTTTCAATATTGTGGCCATGGATGTTTGTAAACCGCAAATCGACGGAAGTTAACTTCATTTTCGACAGTGTCTCAAAGATCTCATCGTTTACATTGTTATTGGTGTCAATGATTAGCGTTTTAAGATTTTGTAAATCTGCTAACGGAGCAAAATCTTTGGACGATAGGTTTGTGCTACGAATTCGTAACTCTTGAAGTTGCTTTATTTTCGAGATTAGAACAATGTCGTTTGCCGTCAGCTTATTGCTTCCGCAAGCCAAGACTTTGAATTCAGGGATTTGAGGCAGATAGGGGAGCAGTTCTGAAAGTTGTTCATATTTCAGCCCTCCTGCACCTGTCAACTTTCCCGTTTTCTTGTCTCCATATTTGGCACGGAGTTCCGACACTTTTTGCTCAGCGCAGCCTGTAGCTGAGATCAGCACGGAAAAAAGTGGTATTAACAAAATTGAAAGATAAAATTTCATTTGTTTGCTGTTACGGGTTAAGTAACGTTAATAGGTGGTCGCGAAAGCAGTTTTTGTTTTGACAGCTTTCCAAAATGCCCCGGTAATTGCGGCAGAATGATGGAATTGGAATGAATGACCGCTTGATAAACTCGTTCCATCTTCTGAGAAAGTTTTCATACCAAACTGTGGTGCAGAAATATCTACGCCAACAAAAGAACTAATGGAGTTGTCAACGCCCACCGCATCCGCATTCGCTTGTGAAAAGAATGCTAATATTTCAAAGGCTGTTGAGCCGGGATTGCTAGCATTATCAACCAACCCTGGAGTTAAATCCACCCAATTGATGCGATCTTGTTGGAATTGGCCATCCTCTGTATATGGAACTCGATAATAATGACGAACGCCATTCGCGTCATTTTCCATTACATAACGATAGGGCCAAAGCACTGTTGGAGGAAATGCTTTACCGGCACCATCCATCTTAAAAAACTGCGCGTATTTTTGAACAAGCAATGAATCGAGGTATTGTGCTAGGTCTTCACTCAAGTATTCAGCATTCTTTGTGACGGCATTATTCATTTCCCAAGCGAAGCTTACGGCAAAATCATCAGGATTGTAAAAATTAAAAGCATGTGCTACTGCGGAGTCGAGTGCGCTTTTTGCGAAAGAACTCGTATTCGTTGTAGCAGACCCAAGTGGGAAATGCCGTAATAAGTCATGATCCGATGTATTTGCCGCTAGCATCCAATCCGATATTGAACTAAGTGCTTCATTACCTATAAACTGATCGGGTATGTTGATAGTGAAAGCATCTGTATTATTTTCGGCATAAGCCCCGCCTGAAATAGCTGCCTGCATGGCAACATAACTTTCGACCAATTTAGAATTTGACTGTTGATGCCATTGGCGGAGTGCTGAAGCGACGACGGTGTTGCCCATGCTATGAGCAAGCAGATGTGTTTTTCCAGAAAGTTCGGATGCAAGCAAATTCATCAGAGCTTTGCCAGAACGCCACGCTTGAAACTCGCTCATATTGAATGTCATATTCAATTCCTCTGGTGTTCGAGGACCCTCTTCATTACTGAAGGTTGGCCAGTCGAATTCAACCAGTTGCCCGCGATAGCCCTGCCAATAGAGACGCTTAAATGCGGTCTCCGAAAAAGCCCGCTTCCAGTCGTTGCCAATATTACCAGGCATGTTCCAGCCATGGACTAGAACGATTCGCTCCGTGCCAGAGAGAAATGGCTTATTCGATGTGGTAGCCGTGTGTTCGGCGATGGCATCAGTGTAGGAGACAAAACTTAGATCTTGCCGAGAAGTGGCAGTCATTGGGATGGTATAGCGTGAATAAAAGTCTTTGAAATCATGCAATTCAAGCTGGATCGGAACATAGCGTGTCCGAGTTATACCGTTCGAATAAACGAACGATACATTTATGTATATTTGTGTGTTAATGACACCAGAGCCTCGTCCTTCAAAAATAAAACTACTGACATCATCCAAACCCGTAATAAAGTGATAATTGATTCCCGAAAGTTGTGTATTCAAATTAGAATTTTCAACTTGATCCTTCGATAACTGTAAATCTAGAACATGTGCGTTAGTTATACCGTTTGCTGTAGGAGCTTGATAAAGCTGGACAGCGCCTTCCACCGAACTCCCTAAACGAAATGACATCGTATTAGGATTCGATGTAAATGTCTTGACATCACTAAAGCCCGAGTTAACCAAAAGCGGATCTAGAAATAAATTGAGCCTGGCAAAATCTTCCAAGTCTCGTGTGTTGCTGATAGTGGCATCCGAGTTATCTAGTATTATTCGTGCAACTTTATCCGTCACATAGTAATCACCGTCTTCTCCATGATTGCCTTCTTGATCGTTGTTATACCAAAAAGTTAATTGCTTATCGTAGCTATTAGTAAAATCTATATTATTATCTCGGTTACCATCAACGCCAAGATTGACGTCAATGACACTATATTTGGCAGTATCCTTCATAATAACACTATTTGTAGTATTACGATCAAATACTGAATAAGTTAATATATTAGCAGTGTTTATACTGCGACTAAGGCCCTCAATATAAATACTGATTTCAGCATCAGTGGCATGTATCGGATCGCCATTTTTTATGATTGACCAATCGCTATCAACTTGGAACATGCCATCACTATAACCCACTGACCAAATACGTATTTTAGAGCTGTCAAACTGCAATTTGTAACTATGAGTTGAAACCCACTCGCTAGGCATGATTAGTTTAGCTTGTGTAAAATCACCCAAATAATTTGGATCAATATTGAAAGCGGGATCAGCATAATCCGGCAAGTATTTGGTAATCCCGGCTTCGCTCTGTGTTGCTGCACTAATGCCTTTAGAAAAATCACTGTTCTGCCACACAAAAGAACCTAATTCCGTTTCCGCTAGATCCCCCTGATTATCAATAATTAGATCGATGCCATAAGCTGCCACCTTTACGGCATCTGTGGCAATTATCGCCCCGCCTTCCTGATAGATTTGTGTGGTAACTATACCTACGCCAGTCGAAACAGCCTCAATCCATAGCTTCTCTGGAACTGGTACATTACCCCCGATTGTCCAACGTTTTTCTCCGCCAATGAATGTAATGAGTCCACTTTTGTCTGGGCTAGCGTAAAGCTTAAAATTCGTGGAATCAAGCGTGAGAACAACTTCGTGTACCAATTGCGTTAATTGCGTGATATTGTGGCTTAATTGCAGTTCACGAAGGTCATTTTCACCAATAACTGCTGTATTCTGCAAATAATCCAATACACCATTTTCATCGTCATCATTATTGTTCAAGCTAACTATGATGCCGTTACCTGTTAACTCGATTGGATCATCTGTACCTCCGGCATTTATCGGATCGATGAAATTATCATTGTTGCTATCGCCATCTAAATCGATAGTTATTGGATCAACAGTAAGTTTTGCTAGATCAAGCGACTCGACCGCCCCCGATCCCCATGGTACCCACTGCAGATCAATATTTGTATTTCCTGGCGTAATGGCTAATGAAAAAAAGGTTTTATCGGCAGAAGAATAAAATTCGGTACCACTTTCATACTCTTGTGTACGATCTGCATCGTGAAAGAGCTTAATTTTACTAGCATCAAAAACAATCCGGAATCCGCCGACGGCATTATAAGATCGTAATGAGGAGATCTTAACCAAACCTTTTTGATTGGCGATCATCGTTCCGCCAATAACATCTTCATTGCTCTCCGCGACAAAAGGATTAATTATATCCAAATCGCCCGTGATCTTACCGAACACTTCGACCTTGAGCTTGTCCGATTGATTGTTGGCATTGTCGGCGTAGTTGCTATCGACGAACTTGGTTTGCAGGTTCGCGCCCGTGCCTATGATTGTGCGCGTGTAAGTGTGGTCCATCGTCGGCAGGTAGGAGTCGTGCCAGCGGGCAAAGAACTGCTCCGTCGAATTGGCCGCCTTGAGACGGACGCCCAGGTTGTGCGTCGCACCGGGTGTGAGACTCATGTCCTCCCACGGGCCGATCGTCCCGTTGGTGTTCCGCACCTGATAATATTCGGCATCTGCTAGGCGCTGCGGACTCGTGGCCATCTGGGCAAAGCCACTGGCTTTCACAAGATACTCCGCCTTGTCATCTAAAAAGATGGGTGAATTCCAGAGAGGGTCTTGGTCCGTGATGCCGTTGTTGTAAACAGCCGTGTTCCAACCATCATTTTTGACCGGGATCGTGAAAGCGCCAATCGACTGATAGGCCAGGACTTGTCGCTCTTCGAGCTTCTCGAAAGTTCCGCGAATGATATGCCGCAAAGATGTGGGACGCACAGTTTTGCGTGGGGACTTTGAAGCTTGGCCTAGATACTTGCGCAGAGTGTCGAACATCGGTCCGCTGCCCTCGGATGGAGTATGTGTGGTGGGAAAGTGTTAGGAATTTAGCGATCCGGGTGACTGTTTGTCAAGTTTTAATGAATTCATCCGATATTCGCGATCAAGCATACTCACGCAGTCCCAGAAACTTGATGCTGATCATCAATGAATACCGCGATGCGCCTTATCAGTCACAACATATTTCGAAACTCGTTGCTTTCGGGCCCCCGAAGCCAAACGGGTTGTTAACCCAAAGGCCCTCCTGAAACAGAGAGCGCGAGAGTTTTTGGCGAGAGTGTCAACAAGATCGAGGCCATCTGGCGATTAGAGAATTTATAGAGAGTTCTCTTAAATCGGCTGAGTTCAGAAAAAACCAGCAAAAGGCTCACAAAATGACGAACGCCGCAAGCTCTCGCTCGCGGCGTTTTGTGTAAACCCGTGGGTCGGCGGTATTTCCGCTGAAAAGAAAAGCTCCCCGTGCCCAACCCTCTTCGGAATAGTTCTCTGTTTTTTCTCTCACGGAAACACACTAATTCACGGAAAAAGAAGAGTTCGCGTCCGTTTCGGTCGGTCGTTTTACGAAGGCAACCAGTATCGAAATCAATGTTCTCCAGTTAACACTCGCGCTCTCTAGTTGTTAACTGGCCGGTTGATTTGGGGGGTAGCAAAAAACTACACCTCGCCAGTTAACAGCCGCGCGCATCTATTCACTTGCTGGAGGTGTCGGCACCAGGGGCTCCAGTAACACAATCAGTTCCGGCACATGGATCTCGACCAGCCGCCAAATCCGATCGTGCTTGATCTCGCCGTAATCGTGAGCCAACACATGCCGCTGGGCTTGGATTGGTCGCCATAAGATTTCTGGATGCCCCGTTTGAAACTCCTTGGAGACTTTTCTCGCCGCCTCGCCGATGATTTCAATTTGGCGTTCGACAGCACTGCGCAGGAGCAAGTCGGATTCATACTCCTGGAGCGTTCGTCCTTGCACAAAACTGACCGCTGCCCGCGCCGCGGTTAGCATGTCCCACAGGTAACCACGGTCGTCTTTAGGATCCGACATAGACAACCTTGCGTGTCCGAAGGATCTCGTCTCGACGAAAGGGGTTTCGCAGACCTTCGCGCTCGATCAAGTCAACTTTTCGCTGCAAGATGGCTGAGAGTTCATCGGCCATTGTGGTCAAATCCCACAAGCTCCAGGGTACGTTTTCGGTAAACGACACCAGAACATCGATATCGCTCTCGGGGCCAAAGTCATCACGCAGGACAGAACCAAACAACGCCAGTTCACGGACCTGCCAACGCTGTGAAAATTCAGCGAGGCGGTCTTCGGGAAGCAAACTGTCGAGTCTGGTAACTAAATCCAGCATTCGGTGTGTTCAAATTGAGTGAACTACAGGCTGTTAATAGGGCCCATATCATTTTAGCCGAATGACAAACGTCGTTCAATCTTTGTAGCATGCCATTTCCCTTTTCTCGCGCTGAACACGAACGCCTTGGCGGACTGCTCAAGCGTTATTATCGTATAGCGGCATAACTTCCCCCCCAGGCTCACTCCGTCCATGCGATTATTCTGGTATCCCGTGATCTGGTTCCGTCAACTGAATCTTGTCTGGACGCGTTGGCGACTACGGCGGCATGGAATCGATCCGAACGAGATTCCGGAGATTAAGGAACTTCGCCGACGCTACCAAGCTGGCGTACCGCTGTGCCCCGACGATCTCAGTCCGCCATCTTCCTCATAACCGACACTTCATGCTCTCCTCTCCGTGGCAGTTTCTGATTGCCTGCCTAGCCGCCTGGATTCACCGCGAACAACAGCAACGCTTGGAATATGTCCAACTGGAACTGACCGTGGTCAAAGAAATGCTCGGTACCAAACGACTGCGGTTCTCTGACGACCAACGTCGCCGTTTGGCCGCCAAGGCGAAACAAGTCGGGCGAAAAGGACTCATCGAAATCGGCAGCCTCGTCTCGCCTGATACGCTGTTGCGTTGGCATCGCGCACTGATAGCGCGGAAGTGGACCTACGAACGGAAGACTGCGGGGCGGCCGCCGATCGCAGCGGAGGTCGCGAAATTGATTGTCAAGTTCGCCAAGGAAAATCCTCGTGCCGGCTATGATCGGATTCAAGGAATGCTTGCGAACCTGGGGCATGAAGTAAGCGACACCACGATCAAGAATATCCTGAAGCAGCAGGGCATTGAGCCTGCACCGACGCGTTCGAAGCAAACAACCTGGAATGACTTCATTCGCTCACATACGCAAACGATGGCCGCCTGCGACTTTTTCACGACCGAAGTCTGGACGAAGGGCGGATTGGTGACGTTCTATGTTTTGTTCATCATTAAGCTCGCTACACGCCGGGTCGAGATCGCCGGGATCACGGCTTCACCCGACTCGGCTTGGATCAAGCAAGTCGCGCGCAATTTGACCGACTGCGAGGATGGCTTCCTGAACAGAACAACTCATCTGCTCATGGATCGCGACACGAAATTCACCAAGGAGTTCCGGGAGATTCTCAAATCCTCTGGCATCAAGTCTGTTCGGTTGCCTTCGCGGAGTCCCAACCTGAATGCTTTCGCGGAACGCTTCGTCCGATCAATCAAAGAAGAATGTCTTCATCGAATGATCTTCTTCGGCGCGAAGATGTACCGGCACGCCGTCCACGAATATGTTCGCCACTATCATGCTGAACGGAATCATCAGGGCTTGGAGAACCGGTTGATTCAGCCTGACGAATCGCTCGGTATTGCCAACAGCGAAATCGAATGTCGCGAGCGTCTCGGCGGACTGCTCAAGTACTATCACCGCCGCGCTGCCTGACACCGACTTGGCAGCAAAAGTTCGCATTCAACTGCGTTCGCTGCTGCGCTGACCTCTGAATTTCACTCATTTTGCTACGTGTCGAAGCGATAAGACACAATCTCGACCGAATTGATATTCAAATTTCCCTGCAGTCGAGTCCGTTGTTGATGGAAATCACCGTGAAATACGCCCGGCTGAATAATTTCACCTTACGGGCACAGGACGCACCGTCGCGCTGCTTGACGCCGACTTGGCATCATATATTCGATCTGAACTGCGTTCGCTGCTGCGCTGACCTCTGAAATTCACTCATTTTGCTACGTGTCGAAGTGACAAGATGCAATATCGACCGAGATGATTTTCAAATTTCCCTGCAAACGAGTCCGTTCTTGATGGAAATCGCCGCGAAATACGCGCGGCTGAATAATTTCACCTTACGGGCTTACCATCTGTATATTATTTCCAAAGTCGAGTTTTCTTTGTTTATCTGTTCAACATATCCCTGGGTAACCAAAGTACCTGTGATATCGATGCTTTTTAATCGTGGCATATTGACAAGTTTAGACAATGCGAGATTCGTGATGCGTGTACCCTGCAGTTCTAAATATTCAAGTGATGAGATGCCGAGAATTTGTTCGATGCCTTTATCTGTTATTTCTGTGCCTCTCAGTGATAAAATCCGCAATTTCAGATGTTTAATATATTTTATGTCATCATCACTAATTGTGGTTCCAGCTACATTTAACTCTCTAAGTGCATTCATGCGGCCGATGTTCTTCAACGAAGAATCAGTGAGCGAATTGTTACTTAGTCCCAGAACTTCTAGGTGGTTCAGTTTAACTAACGCAAGTATTGCGAGACATGTATTTCCCTCATCCAGGCTTACATGTACCATTTCCCGCACATCTGCTAGACGCCATAATTCCTCATCTTTTATATTTGTGCCGTGTAGCAATATTGTTCTTGCGTGTCTGAAATCAGGATAGCCAAGTAACTTATTTAAGAATCTTTCGAATCCGATGCATTCACTGTAATACACTAAGGCATTATTATCGGCCAAAAATTTGCATGCGGAAATCTCTCTTACAATTAATGTCCGTTGCCAAGAAATCCAGAAACTAACAAGTGCTATGACAACTACAAATCCAAAAAACGATTTGAGCCGAAAGCGGGTCCAGCAGTAGAATGCTTTCAAATGCATGATTAAAGCGCCCATCTGCCACCTAAATCTTTATTCATATCACAAGCTACATCGTCAACCGTAACGTTACCATTGGCATCTTTATTCGTATTTGGGCATTTTTGTTGACAGCTTATTGCTACACCGCATTTTAAGCATCGGTCATATCGTTTTGCGTCGTCCGGAAATGACATTCGGCAATTAATAGCGTGAGCTTCTTTTTCGCCTTTTACACAGTCGTCACAAGTGGCTAGCGTTCGCAGCGGATCTCTGCAAAATTGCGTAGCATGAACTAGCTCATGCTCGAACACGATATCAAATGGTTTAAAACGGCATGATATACATATATCGATTATATGGGTGTACACCCCATTAGGAACAGCACGTTTCGCGCTTTGGGTTTTACCAGGCAGGCCATTGCATTCTTTTACTGGTTCACATATTAAGTTCACCCGACAAACATTTGATTTTTCATATATCAAGTAGTAATCATATTGAAAATCGGATTTACCAGAAAGCTCCCGCTTGCGTTCATTGCATTCACAGCATACATCGTTTTCTTGTAACCCGAACGCATCTATTGAGCTAGCTGGAGTATTGCTAACATAAGGATATAATGACGCTATCATGCCGTACCCTACTGGATCTCTACTCAACCATGCCCCAATTACAGACAACAAATAACGCCGCCGCACCTGATACATGCCGCTCTCGGCATCCCACTTGTACCCGGCATAGAGCACATCCCAAGCGTAGTCGGAGCCAGTTTTGGCGGTGAAGTCGGGGTTCAGGAACGTCGGCACGCCATAGGCGGTGTAGCTGAAGCGTTCGGCAACGCTGCCGCTGGTATCCACCAGCGCATCGACGTTCCAGTTGGCGTCTTGCAAGGCGTAGAGCCGCTCGACACCGCTGGTAGAGTGCCGATCGCGGAACACCAATCCGTCGATGTAGCGCAGCCCCCAGACGTATTGGTAAAAGTCGTAATTTGGATTGTCGGAGGAGGAACTCGATGATGAGGAAGTGCTGGAAGAACTGCTTGAGGAGGAGCTTGTCGTTAACAAGTCCCATGCCTCGAATTCCTCACGCCGTTCTTCGAGGATTTGCCAACTGTCGTTATACAGATAATGCCGCGTCTCGGCCGCGGTGGTCTTGCGGATGCGGCGCGTCAGCCCGTCGTAGGCGTACTCGGCGACCACGTTGTCGTCCTCATCAAGCAGCTTCACCAACCGATTCCAGGCGTCATACACGCCGGTGAAGCCCTCTTCCGGCACATTGCCGTTGGGAATCGTCGTCATGTTGCCCGCGGCGTCGTAGCCTAGCTGGACCCACGGGGTGCCGACACTGTTGGTGATGTCGGTGATCTCGTTGACCGGATTGGCCGTGCGCGCTTGCACCAGATCGTTGGTGCCGCTGCCGTTGCTGTCTTCGTTGAACTGCTGCCAGTTGCCTGTGGGGTCAAGGCCCCAGTCCTGCGCGAAGCGCAGATTGGTGATGCTGGTCGTGCCAGCCAACTGCCCCCGCTGCATTTGGGTCAGTCGGTTGCTGCCGTCGTAATTGTAAAGCTCGTCGAAGTATTGAGGCGTCGTCTGTGCCTTGGCGACCGTGTTCTCGCGCGTGGTCCGGTTGCTCGCGCGGTCGTAGGTGTACTTGATCTGATCGAGCGTCGCGCTCGTGCTAGTGTTGCTCCACTTGTTGTCGATCACCCGGCCGAAGCGATCTAGCCCAGCATACGGGTTCGAGCTGCTCCCTGTGGCTAAATCCCACCGCACCTGCGGCTGCGTGTAGTCCGTGCGGACTTGAGTGCCCAAGCCCAGGTAGCTCGGCTGCACCAGATTGCTTGTGCCGCCAAAACCCAGGCTCTCCACCCGGCTCAGCTTGTCGTTCATCCCGCCTGCAGTGCCATAGTCATACGTCAGCATCCGCGTCCCGCCCGTGTTGTCGGGGTACGTCACCGAGGTCGGGCGAATCGTGTTCGCCGAGCCATTCGCATAGCTGTACGTCACTTTGGGTGAACTCATGGGATGACCGGACCTATGCGAGATTGGTGCTTTATTGGTAAACCGCTCTGATCATTTTAACGGCGTAGATTGGGGCGTGCCATATTATTTTGTGCATACATGGCAAGAATACCTGGCAAATGTGTCGCTTGCCGAAATTCGGTGCAAGCAACGGCTGGGCGGGCTGCTGAAAAGCTACAGCCGCCACATGGCGTAAAGTCTCATTTGAATTGTTTCCTCGCTACCGATCATTTGCGCTTCCCCTGCGCGCGAGCGATGAAAATTCGCCGTCGCTCTGTAATCATCGCGTTGGCTGCCATAGAATCGTTGCAAACTTCACCACTTGATCCGCAGTTGACATCAATCATTTTTGCTCCAAAACACTTGCAACTATTTGTGGCACAGACTGACACCGCCCGCCCGAAACTTTAATACCGCATCAACCTCACTAATATCAGTAAATCTACAGTCATCTATTTTTAAGTTCCTTATTGTCTTTGATTTGCAGAGCATCTCAACATCTTCATGTGTCAAATTGCATGAAATCAAATTTAATCCAAGAATTAAATCACAAGAAGACACATATTCTAAAACAAGCATATTTTTACTATGGCTGCCATAGTTGATAACAGTTGCATGATCTACACACAAATCATTATAAAAATATTTATATGCCCTATTATAGATTGTCGTTGAGTTTATATTGTCTTTATAAAAATACACTATACACCCATTGCTTCCTTCATCTGTCAGCGATGACATTCTCTGAATCAGCATGCATGTCATGTTTTCATGGTATGTAATATCAAACGATCTTTTCAGGCAATAAACAACTGCAGCAACAAGCAATGTCGCTCCAAAAAAACTCTTAAGAGGAATCTTCATAGCTTCCTCTTGAAATTGATTTTTTTGCCAGTTTCACCAGGCAGTTTACCGGCCGCTTCAAGCAGCCTAGTTTCTCTTGTGTCATTATGTTCTTTTCCATACCAAGACGGAAAATTGTATTTATGTAAAATCTGCTTGTGTACAAAAAGTCGGTTCTGCCCCACTTCTACTGGTTCTCCTTCAATTTGCGTGAAAACCGCAACATCTGTATGTTTATCCTCGACTTTGATATCAATAAATTCATATTCTTGGGAGTTATCATTTGATTTACAATACTCGATTTCAGCCTTCACCCTACGAATAATTAAATCAGCACCCTTGCTGAGTTTTCCATCACCTGCAACATCCTTCTCGAAAGCTAGTGTCACTGATTCGCCAGCTTCAACCTGTTTGGTTTTATTATTATTGTCTGCAAAGTCAAAATTCACTAGTTTTAAATCAATGGTCACCTTCATTGGTTCTGCCGGCTTTCTTCCGTTTGTACACATTGCGTGTACCCCATCGTTAATTCTGGCCGCTAGCATTCGATTTATTGGTGGAGGAATGGGCTTCCTGGGTTTGCTGATTGACCGCCAGCGCGAAGTGCGTTGGCTGGTCGAGTGACGTGCTGTTGAGCGCTGCCACTGGTGTCTCAGCTAGCGTAATTATACCCGCGCCGGGTTGGGTTGCCATCACTTGGGAACTCGCCGCGCGATTTTTTCTCGCGCCGGATTTGCGTCTGGGATGAATGCGCAAGAGATCGTGCGCCACCAGCACGTCGCGCACGGCACGGCGATCCACGGCCGCTTGCTGGTCATGCGTCAGCAGTGTGTCGAGCGCGAAGTCGAACTGCGCGCGCACCAATCTTCGTTGTTGCTCCACTGCCTCGATGAAGGCGGCTCGCTCGACCGGTACCAGAGACGCACGGGTTTGCCACAACTCGTCAGCCGTCGGCCCCTGCCAACCGTGCGGTCGCGTCAACTGATTGGCCCAGGCAAGCGCCGTGGCCGCATCTTCACAGGTCGGCCCTGCCGGACGTTGACGATAGCGCGCGGCGGCTTCCTGGTAACTGGTTAATTGGCCATTGGCCCGCTCGACTCCGCCGTTGTATTGGGGATGGCGTTTGGGCGAGAAGAGCGGCACTACTTGGTACTGGGCCAACAAGTCCTTGGTCTCGTCAGCCCGGAACTGCCCGCCGTTATCGCTCTTCATTACCAGTGGTGGTCCGTACTTTAGGAACAGCGCTTCGTATTGAAGTTGAACTGCTTCGGCGGTGGCCGACTCCAGCGGTTGCCAGAGGATTTGCGCCCGACTGGCGAGATCTTTGATCGACAGGATCCAGAAGTAACGTCCTTCGAGCGGCTCCCGTCGTTCTTTGAAGTCCGCTGCCCAGACGGTCCCGGGGCGCAGCCATTCCAGCCAGCTACACCGGCTCTCAGCTTGCCGGCGCTGGAGCTGTTTAAAACGGCGACAGACATCGCTGAGGTCGAAGCGCGCCAACTGCGGGAAGGCCGACCGCACCGCCACCAACGGAGTCGCGGAGCCGTGACGTTCGAGGAACCGCGCGACTTCGTTGCGATCCGCCCGGGTGGCGCAGCGCGGTGGTCGCCCGCGTAGCGCTGGTTCGCTCGCCGCTGCTTGTTGTCGCCAACGCCGCGCGGTCCGTTCGGCGAGCGGCAACTCTCGCGTGACGCAGGCCATCGCCAAGCCTCGGGCCCGCACTGCCTGGCACACCTCGGCGGTGCGAACTCGGACGTCTTGCTCGGCGCGGCGGCGCGGTTGCTGAGCGCCGCATTGGTTCCGGCGGGCCAAGGAGTGTTCTTGGCAGCGCGGAGTTATTTCGTGCGCGGGGGGCGTGTCGCCGTTTAGCCGGGACTTTTTTTAAACGCGCCCGTCCGCGCGACTACGTGCGGGAGTGTCCGCGCCAAGTCTCCCTGCACCGCGACCACCGCCGCTTGCTTTTCCAAGGCCTGCACGCGCTGTTGCAACTCCTGCACCTCGGCGAGCGATAAGCTTGGCTCCGTCTTGCCCGGGCGACCGGGCGAACGAGGCTCCAGGAACTCCAGCGATTTTTGCAGCCAGGCCTGCCGCTGCGCAAAGAACCGCGATTCGCCAATCCCCAACTGGCGACACGCCTCCAACACCGTGCATTCCCCAGACAAGGTTCGCAAGAACAACGTCATCCGCTGCTGAGCATGCGCCGATCCCTCCAATCGCTGGATCAACTCCACTCCTTGCGGCTTCCGTCCCGCCCGATTCATGACTAACACCTCCTGAACGAGAGAACCGCGACGGACTGCTGCGCCTCGCAGCAGCCCGTCGCGCGGTCATTACACGCACCGTACTTAAACATCATTCCCCGCGGTTGTCGAACTACTCGGTTCTGCTTCCGCAGTACCACTACTCAACGTCGCGAGCAACTGCACGGCCTTCAACGCCCGCACACTCGGACGGCGCGCACGCCGTTTTCGTGAACCAGCTGTGGGCTGCTTGTCCGCAGCGGAACTTGTCCCCTTGGCCAGACTCTTAGCCGCCGGCAACACCAACCCCAACGAACGTTCCGTCGCTCGCACCAACGCCTGTTGCCGATCACACTCGCGCCGCAACCGCCGATTTTCACGTTCCAGGATCGTCAGCCGTTTCGAAGCGTCGGCCCGCGGACCGCGCGGAGCCGGCTCGCACGCCGAGAGCAGACCCAACAGAGCCCGCCGCTCCAGTTGATAGTAGCGCGGCAACGAGGTCTGTAAGACTTGCGCCGCTTCCGCCGGTCGCCGGACGCCGGCCAAGACTTCCAGAATGGCTGCCGCTTGCCGCTGCGCTGCCGACGCCAAGACAGGCGGAGCGGAACTTTGTTGCGGACGCACCTTTTTGGGCTTTGCTTCTTTCACAAGACACCTCCCGTCGAATCGCGAGGTAGATCGGCCGCCGACGGCAACACTGTCGATTCGTTGCTGCTTGAACTGGCTGCCACACCATCATACCAAGATTGGCCCGGAGCCAGCGACGCGAGTTCTTCTCCCGCGCTGGCCGGAGCCGCGTGTGGACAAAGAGGAACCGCCGCGTCCCCGGACGGTTCGGCTGGCACCGCGGGCGGACCGACCAACTCCACCTCTTGCCGCGGTTGACCCGGGCGCGTCAGGATCACCCGCTCGCCTTCGGCATGCACGCTAAAGGGTTGCCCCGCAACTTGTCCCGTCACATAAAACGGCGAGCGTGGTTGACCCTGTCGTGCTAGCTCCAACGCATTCGCCGCCACCCGTTCCTTAAGAGTCTTGAGCACCGCCGGTGCTGCCCGAAAGAAGCGATCCGCTGGCGTGAGTCCCTCGCAACCTTGATGCGGACGCTGGAAGTTGTAGTGGTCGATGAACCAACCAATCCGCCGCCGCGCATCTTCCAAGTCCAAAAACACCGCCCGTTGCAAGCACTCGCGCCACAGCGTTCCCCAAAAACGCTCGATCTTGCCGAGCGTTTGCGGATGCTTCGGCCGTGACACCACTTGCCGAATCCCCTGTTGCTCCAACTCCTTACTAAACTGGCTTTTACCACGCCAGGTGATGTACTGCGGACCATTGTCCGTCAGGATCTCTTGCGGCGGACCATACGAAGCAATCGCCGCGCGAAGCACCTCCAGCACCAGCGCACTCGAGGCGCTGGCATGCAATCCGTATCCAACCAAGAACCGACTGTGGTCATCCATGAAGCCGACCAAGTGCAGTCGCCGATTCTGCCGCTTCAGCACAAAGGTGAATAAATCGGTTTGCCACAACTGGTTGGGAGACGCCCGTTCAAACCGTCGCTCTTTATCCGGATGAGGCCGGGTGGCCCGCTCTTCCATTTGGTAACCCGCCTCATGCAGCACGCGCGAGACGGCGCTCGCACTCGCCGCCAATGCCGGGCCGCGCATCAATTCATCGCTGATCCGTTGGCAACCCCACTCGGGATGCGCTTGTTTCAACATCACGATCGTCCGCTTGGTCACCTCCGGCAGCTTGCTGCCGTTGCTCGGGCCACGCGGATGTTCCGACAACCCCGCTGGTCCATGCTGCGTAAACCGCTTCTTCCACAGATAAAGCGTGTGCTTCGACAAGCCCACCAGCGGCGCAAAATCCCCCGCCGGCAGACCGCTCCGCTGCCACGTGTCGAGAATCAACAGCCGCTCGTGCGGCGAGAACGGCAGCCGGACTTCCTCCGGCTTCACCAACTTGCGGCCTTTTTGGCCGTCCCAGCCCACGCGCGGCTGCGGAAGTTTTACACCACCTTGCCGCCCTGGCGAGGTCGGCTGCTGCGGGCCATACATCACACCCTTGGCCGGGGCCACCGAAAAGTCTTCTTCGGCAAACTCCTCGGACTCCTCGTCAGCGCTCTCCTCGCCTGCGCTGACTGACTCCGCTAGCACTTCGGGGTCTTCCTCGTCCGTGAACTCGTCCGATTCTGCGGGCCACGACTCCGCGGGCAACATGCGGCCCGGAGCATCTTCGAACTCGCGCCACTCACTCTCGTCACGATCCTCATCCTCATACTCGTGTGACATCTCAAGCTCCATTGCTTGCGGCTAAACCGCAAAAAACGGAAGCGATTCCTCCACCTATTTAAGCCCTGCTAGCGGCCAAGATTTTGGGAAAGGGGACAGTGATCATGGGTTTGGCAAGTCGCCAAACAAAACGAGCCGACAAGGTGGTGGAACACCTGGCCGGCTCTAACCACAACCAGTCCTTCTAGTGAAAGGGCCAATCATGGCTACGGTCGATTCTAGCACTCCGCGCCCAGCGCTCAATGTCGAGAAAGAACTCGCGGCGCTCGAGCGGATGACGGTGAACCAGCTCCGGGGCAAATACCTGGAGATCTTTGGCGAACCGACAAATTCACGCCACAAGCAATGGCTAATCAAGCGTACTATCTGGCGAATGCAGGCGAACGCCGAGGGTGATCTCTCGGAACGTGCACGGCGGCGGGCCCTGGAACTCGCCAACGACGCCGATCTGCGGATGATGGCTCCCCGGGTGAAAAAGCCGAATCCCGAGGCCGTCGAACGAACTGTCACCGTCGCGACCACGATTCAGCCTTCGACCGATTTGATGCCCGGGATGATGTTGCGTCGGGAGTACAAAGGGCGCGCGGTCACCGTGCTGGTCTTGGCGGACGGCTTTGAATTCGAAGGCGAACACTACAAATCTTTGACGGCCATCACGCAAATCGTGACCGGCAAGCACTGGAACGGGTTTCATTTCTTCGGCTTGCGAAAGAAAGCGGGTGTCCAATGAAATCCCTAAAAAAACCACATGAGAAGCCAAAAGTATTTCGCTGCGCGATCTATACCCGCAAAAGCACCGAAGAAGGCCTTGAGCAGGAATTCAACACCCTCGATGCCCAGCGCTACGCCGGCGAAAACTTTATTCGCAGCCAAGAGGAAGAAGGCTGGGTTTGCCTACCGGAACTGTACGACGACGGCGGGTTCACCGGCGCAAACATGGATCGCCCGGCGCTGCGACGTCTGTTGGCCGACATCCAAGCGGGCAAGGTCGACTGCGTCGTTGTCTACAAAGTCGACCGCTTGAGTCGTAGTCTGCTAGACTTCGCCCGGATCATGGAGACCTTCGATCGACACAAAGTCTCGTTCGTCAGCGTCACTCAGGCGTTTAACACGGCATCGTCGATGGGGCGTTTGATCTTGAACGTCCTGTTATCCTTCGCCCAGTTCGAACGCGAAATGATCAGCGAACGGACTCGGGACAAAATCGCCGCCACGCGCCGCAAAGGCAAATGGTCAGGCGGCATGCCGGTGCTGGGCTACGACGTTGTGCAGACCAAACTTGTGGTCAACGAGGCCGAGGCGGCCATGGTGCGCCAGATTTTTGAACTGTACCTGGAACAACAGTCAGCCTTGGCTGTTGTCAAAGAACTAGAACTCCGAGGCTGGCGCACGAAGTGTTGGACCACGCGAAAAGAAACGGTACGAGGCGGACGGCCGTTCAATCGGAACTCGCTCTACGAGTTACTCACCAACAACGTGTACATCGGCAAAGTGCGTTACAAGAACGAAGTGCATACGGGCGAACATCAGGCCATTGTTGACTTGGAGGTTTTCAACCAAGTGCAAATGCTGTTGCAGCGAAACGGCCGTAATGGCGGCAAGACGGTGCGCAACAAGCATGACGCGCTCTTGAGGAATCTGCTGCATTGCACCGCTTGCAACTGCGGCATGAGCCACTCGTACACTACCAAGGGAACTCGGCTATATCGCTATTATATTTGCAACTCGGCCCAGAAACGTGGCTGGGAGAGTTGTCCGTCGCCGTCGATACCCGCGGGCGATATCGACCGTTTTGTGGTGGATCAAATTAAGGAAATTGGTCGCGATCCGAATTTGCTAGATGCAGTGCTGAAGAAGGCTCTCGAGAGTTCCGAAAAGCAAGTCTCGCATATAAAAACCGAACTAAGTTCGTTACGCAGCAAGGCACTGGTGTGCCATGAGGGCGAAGCTAGAACCGGGGTTGGGCACACGGAGCAGAGGATTGCCGCGCTGGAGGATGAGCTGCGGGCTCTAGATTCGCAAGTCATCGGCGACGATGAAGTCGAAAGCGCACTAAAGGAATTTGCTGAGACGTGGAATTGCCTATCATCGCGTGAGCAAGGTCGAATCATCTCGCTACTGGTCGAACGCGTCGCCTATGACGGGCTGGCGGGGAAAGTTTCTATCGCTTTGAGATACACGGGAATCTCGGGTCTGGCTGTTAACAGTTGCGAAAAGGCGTCCTCATGA